GGGATGGAGGTACCGGACAACCGCCTCTGCTAAAGACCCTAACGCTGTGTGACTATGCTACTCAGATGATGCATAACTTCGCCCGCCCTGGGCGAAGTGTGACCACTTAATCTAGATGATACTTAATGCTACGCATTTATAAAAACTGCTTCAAGCGAAGCGTAGAAGCAGGTGAGCGCAAGCTCACCATAAATACATAAAACATTTTCGGGATAAAATAATGAAGTTAGATGATATCTTAACGGAATCTCAAATAGATGAATTAGGCATCGCAAAAAAGATTGCAGGCGGAGTTAGAGGTGCCGTCACAGGATTTAAATCAAATAGAGATAAGCGTGCCGGATTACAACATAGTAATAAGATTGTAGATAATCTACGAAGAGAATTTATGAAGCAGGTAGGTGGCGGAACTGAAGCCACTGTGCAAAATCTATTATCATTTTTACAAAATCAAGGTTTAGATGTTAGCTCAGTAAACACAGACCAACTTCCTCAAGAGCCTGCACCTCAAAATCAACCTAAACAACGAATTGAACCTACTTTAGATTTAGAGCCAACTCCCGAAAAACCTAAAACTACTGCACCTACACCAAGTTCAACTGGTGGAACTGTAACTCCTACGGCTACTGGATTACAACACAAAGCTAGTCTCGACAATCCAAACCAACCAAAGACTACAGTCCCTCAAGGGCCCGGAGCAGGAGCGTTTAGTTCTATGGCATCGCAGTTAGGTGCACCAAGCGGAAACCAACCACTAACTCCTACTAAACCGAAAAGAACAGGGGGTAAAGTTCCTGGAGTAGTTAGCCAAACGCCAAACGCTCAACGTAAACGTGCTGCCAGGATAGCTAAAAGCGGGGGTGTGGTTAAAGAAGAAACCCAGCTAAATGCTGTTAACATTGATAAAATTATCAGAGATGTTGTACAGAAAAACTATAGCAAAATTCGTCAAGCACAGGCTGGTACACTGCCAGCACAGACTGTAGATTTAACGCAATTTAGTCAACCTGCTCAGCCTAAAGCTGAAGTACCTAGTAATAATGCATTTGCTAATCCAGAAGAACTTGAAAAATCTTGGGACGAGTATGTCAAAGCAGGTGGAACTATTTCTGATCAGCACAAAAAGCTATTTGCTAAGTTAGCAGGAAGTGCAACAGCTCCTGCTCCGGCGGCGCCTACTACAGAATCTGAATTTTACAGTAAATTCTTAGGACAGCGTCTTTAAAAGAATGGTAATTTAGTTTTATTAGTTAATTCTAAATTACTTTCAATAAGTTTGGCTATGATTTCTCTATCTTGATAATCTGTATTATAAGCTTCTTCAAGTGTTAATCCGCCTCTCATAAACCAGCATAGTCTTATTAGTTCTTCTTTAACGGCTTTTATTTCTTTTTCTAGCTTTTCAGAAAGCTGGAGTATTTCTTCGATGCTAAGAGATAAAAGCCTTATGCGAAAAAATTTGCAGGATCAAAAGTTAGAGGAATCTCGATTTCTTCTGATACACCATTATCTATCATTTCTTGACTAGGTCTTACCTTAATGGGTTTAAGGCCGTTTTGTTCTCGCATCAATTCAAGGTGTTGTTTAATGCTATCAAATATATGAGCATCTGAATTTTCTAAAAATTCTTTAATATGATCTGGATCTTCTGTGGTTCCTGCTATGCTTTCAATTCTATACACACTGCTATTAATAACATCGACTGTGATAGATGTGAGCTTTTTAAAGCTTTCTCTAAATGTTTCTATTTTTTGTTCTTCTGTTAGTTGAGAACTGTTGACTAAACTAAGAATTTTTTGAGTTTCAAAATTTTGAATACTAGTCTGACTGGCTACGGCATAGTTAACTGGCTTAATAAACAGGACCATTTCTTTGCCAATTTCTAATCTTTCTTGCCACGAAATTTGATTTTGCAGTCTATCTAACACTTCTCTCAGATTAACAGTATAGGTCATATCTTCTTCACCTATGTTGATAGTAGTGTCCATATTTTCGCCAAATGTTGCTAAACGTATAGCTATTAAAATAACGTCTATGTCTATGTTAGGTATGGCCCATGCATCTATAATATTAGGCATACAACTTTGAATAACGTCCACAACTGCTTGTCCGTTGAGCAATGCGTCTGGAGTTTTTAACATAAGTTCATCTTTAGCCGTCATAGAGAATACCGGGTATTCTCCATTCGTCGTTTGATTAAGACTTCCTTCAGTCCAATATTGCCCGTTACTAGGCAATCTTATGTAGATTTTTGGTTGACGCATTAAGCTAGTCAACGGATTTATTTTCTTTACGGCTGTAGAATCCATATTTTAGTTCCGATAAATAAGTTTAGATCACTCTCTCGATATATTTATATACGTAGATAACCAGGAAAAATACAATGGCCGGAATAGACACTGCTGCGATGGAACAAATCCTTGAGCAACTGCTCAAGGAAGCTAGGAGCCAGGGAAGAACTCAATCTACATTCTTATCAGCATTGGCTAAGAAAGCAGGTATAGATCCTAAATTAATTGCAGAGCAAGAAAAAAAATTAGCTGCTTTAGGTAATGCCGCAGAAGATACTGCTAAGAAGACTAGTAAACTCGGTGGCGTAGGAAATATGGTAGGCAGTGTACTTGCTGACTTAGCTAACGGTGTGACAGCTACAGCAGGTAACTTAGTTAATTTTGGTGCTAAAGCATCTTTAGGTAGTGCAAAGATAGAAGATTTATTTTCTGCTTTTAAAGATCTTCCTATTATTGGAGTAGTAGCTAATTTATTTTCTGCTTTAGCAAAAGTCCAAACTGAAACTTTAGATCAATTTAGATCATTAACTCAGTCTGGTATTAATTTTGGCACAGGATTAAATGTCCTTCGAGAAACCGCATTACAATCAAAAGTTTCTTTAGATTTTTTTGTACAAAATTTAAAACAAAGTTCAGATACGTTAGCTATTATTGGTACTACTGCTAATCAAGGTGCTAAAAATCTTAAAAATATTAACTTAGAAATTACAAGAAGTGGCGGATTTGGTGAACAATTAAGGAATTTAGGCTACAGTTATGAAGATCTAAACAAACTTACTACAAGCTATGCAAGAACCGTTGGCGGACTTAATAGACAGCAACAAAATGATTATAAAGGTGTAGCAGAAGCCGCAGTAGCCTACGGTAAAGAATTAGATTTGTTAGCCAGAATTACTGGAAAATCTAGAGAAGCGCAGCAAAAAGAATTAGAAGAAGCTATGCAAGAATCTAATTTCCAAGCATTCTTGGCAACATTAGATCCCGAACAGGCTAAGAAATTACAGACTCAGGTTCAAGAAGCTATGGGTGTTGCAGGCAAAGGTGGCGCTGAAATCGTTAAAGCTCAGGCAATGGGAATTGCTGTTCAAGGACAGCAAGGTAAATTATTAACTGCATTAGGTGGAGAATTAGCAAGTAAATTAAGAGATCAAACAGACATGGCTATGAACACTGCTGTTTCTGTTGAGCAATTTAAATCTCAAAGTGTAAGACGTATTGCCGAGTTACAAACTTCTGCCGCAGAAGCGTATCCAAGAATTGCTAAGCCTATGCAAGCTTTAGCTCTTCAAGGAGAAAACGTTGCAGAAAGTATTGGACCTTTAGCTAAGAATTTTACAGCATTAAAAAATGCAGGAGCAGAGACATTAGATCAAAGAATTCAACAGGTGGCCGCTGAAAAAGCTGCTCAAGAAAAAGATGCGGCTACTAGAGATGCAAGTTTACAAGCAATGTTGAATGCAGAAGAAAAAATGAAAGCATTTAACGCTGAAATGAGCAAGGTAGTAACAACCCTAAGTGAAAAATTATTATTTCCTCTAATGAATAAAATTACTCCAATGTTACCAGAAATAGCTAGACAAATTTCTACATTTATACAAAATCTTTTCACTCCGGAAGGACGAGCAAAAATCATTAAAGATATTGTAGATGGCGTAAAAGAAATTATAGCAGGCGTTTACACTCAAATGTCTGCTGGTCCAGATCAACAAGCACTAGCACAAGATAAAAAAAATTGGGATAGCATGGCATGGTATCAAAAAGCAGAATCTGGGTTAGCTAGAGGTATAGAAGGTGTTGGTCGCTTTTTAGGTATGGAAACTGTAGCCAATCGAGCAGCCGTAAACAGAATAGAAGCAGAAACAAAGGCATTAAGCGGTAGAGCATTTGGCAGCTACGGAGTGACTGGTAAACTGTTTGAAGATTTTGGGAACGGTACAAATGTGACTTTACACGGTCAGGAATCTGTTATGACTCCTAGCCAATTGTCTAGTTTAATGGATGGTTCAGCGGCAAATAATCTTAAAGGTCTTGTAGAACAATTAAATAGTGTAAACAGTCAAATGTTACAGACAATGAAACAGGTAGCTGAATATACAAAACGCAATGTAGATGCGACTAAAGCCCTAAGTGGCGATGCATTTGCATAATAAGGAAAAACAAAGTGAGTTGGAAAAAATATTTTACTCCTGTTAGCAACGGCGGCCAACTAAGTCCAGTTGGTAGTACATCGTCAAGTGCTAGCCCTACACGCAGTAATTACAGCAGTTATCTACCTGATCTTTATTCTGGACATCCTAATAGATTAGAGCGTTATGCTCAATATGATGCTATGGATACTGACAGTGAAGTAAATGCTGCCTTTGATATTCTAGCAGAATTTTGTACTCAAATTAATGAGGAAAACGGTACTCCGTTTCAGGTATTTTTTAAAGATCAAGCTACTACTACAGAAATTACTATAATTAAAAAATATCTACAACAATGGTCTAAAATGAATAATTTTAGAACTAGGATTTTTAAGCTAGTAAGAAATTGTTTCAAATATGGCGACACATTTTTTATTCGAGATCCCGAAACTCAAAAATGGTTTTATATTGATCCTGCTAAAGTAGATAAAATTATTGTTAATGAATCAGAAGGTAAAAAACCGGAACAGTATCATATTCGAGATCTTAATCCTAATTTTAATAACTTAACAGTTACTCAAATTAATCCTACTAATCAAAATGTAGTACCGGGAGGTACTGCTTATGTTACAGGCGGAGCACAACAGCGGGGTATGGTTGGCGCTTATCCCCAAGGCGCAGGTAGCAGATTTAATGTTAGCCAAAATCAACATGCTATAGAAGCCGAGCATGTTATACACATTAGTTTAAGTGAAGGACTAGATAACAATTTTCCATTTGGAAATAGCCTAATGGAAACTATTTTCAAAGTTTACAAACAAAAAGAACTTTTAGAAGATGCTATTATCATTTATCGTGTTCAACGTGCTCCTGAACGTCGAGTATTTTATATTGACGTAGGTAATATGCCTAGCCATATTGCTATGAGTTTTGTTGAACGTGTTAAAAACGAAGTTAATCAACGTAGAATTCCTAGCGCAGGTGGTGGCAGTCAAAGTGTTATAGACGCAGCCTACAATCCATTGAGCATTAACGAAGATTACTTCTTCCCACAGACAGCAGAAGGCCGTGGTTCTAAGGTAGAAATATTACCTGGCGGAACTAATTTGGGAGAGATTGATGATCTTAGATATTTTACTAATAAGCTGTTTAGGGCTTTACGCATTCCTAGCAGTTATCTACCTACTGGTCCCGACGACGGAGGATCTAACTTTAATGATGGTAGAGTTGGAACAGCATACATTCAAGAACTTAGATTTAACAAATACTGCGAACGATTACAAAGTTTATTAAACGATCCTTTTGATACAGAATTTAAGATGTATCTTAGCACCAAAGGTATCAATGTTGATCGTAATTTATTTGATATTAAGTTTAATCCTCCGCAGAATTTTGCTGCTTATCGCCAGGCAGAAATGGATACAGCAAGGGTAACAACTTTTACAGGATTAGTTGAAATACCATTTATGAGTAAACGTTTTGCAATGAAACGTTTCTTAGGCATGACTACTGAAGAAATTGCAGAAAATGAACGTATGTGGCGAGAAGAAAACTTAGATCAAGGCACAAATTTAAGTTCTCAAGCAGAATTACGTAGTGCAGGTATTACTGCCGGAGGGATAGCCGGAGACATTGAAGGTTTAGAAGGAGCTACTGAGCCCGAAGATGATTTAGAAGGCGATCTTGGTAATGAAACTGCTGCACCAGGCACAGAAGTACCACCTCAATAAGCTAAATATTTTTATGCTATTGCAAGAATTCATTTATTTTGACAAAGACAAAGCCGATCTTAGTAATAATGATCGCTATGATTCTTCTGATGATACTAGTGTGATTAAAAGTTCTGATCTCAGAAAAAGTAGACTTACATTAAAAATGCTTAACGATCTTCGAAAAGCAGGAGATGCTAGAGAGCAAGAAAGTAAAGCTGACTTAGAATTAGTTAGAACAATGTATGCTACACCCACTGAACCAACAGAATAATCTGTAATTATAACTCATCTTTGTTAAAAATAAATATTTTTGCATAAAACATGTCAAATCCAGAGTAAATCTCTGCGTCTGTTTGCCTAAAACGGCTCGTTTTTGGCCTATTTCACATAAGTATATCATCTTGGCTGTAAATATACTCGACAGCCTTGCCAAGCTAATTAAGGAGACCCGCAATGTCAGAAAAGTTTGAAAAACTTTTAGATTATCTTGTCAACGAGGAAATGGATAAGGCAAATGAATTATTCCATGAGATCGTTGTTGAGAAGTCTAGAGAAATTTATGAACAGATGATTGCTGAGGAAGCAGAAGATGCTGACGAATCAGTAGAAGAAGAAACAGAAGACGCCGACGAGTCTGTAGAAGAAGAAACAGAAGACGCCGACGAGTCCGTAGAAGAAGCTTATATGGACGACGAACAAGACGAGTCCTATGAAATGGACAACGAAGAAACTACACTTGAAATTGGCGGCGATGCCGGCGATGCATTAGTTAAAGGTGTAGAAGACAAAGACGCTATGGACATGGACATGGATGGCGGAGAAGGTGGTGATGTTAGTCAAGGAGAAAAACAAATCCTTGATGTAGTATCTCAACTTCATGCTGAATTTCAAGACCTATTAGCCAAAGTAGATGGCGATATGGACAGTGAAATGCCAGCAGATGACGATGCTGCCGACATGGAATTTGATGACGAAGATGACAGCGACAGCGAACCAAAAGATGAAGATCTAATGATGGGAATTGCAGAAGGTCGTAGACTTCGCGAATATTCAGAAAAAGTAAGTGATGGTCATGGTGCCGAGAAAAAAGGCAAAGCAGAAGAAGGTGACGGTAAAGCAGGACCAGTAAGCTCTGCTAAAGGTCGTCCAGCTTCCGATGCTCGTGCATCTAATATTGCTCAAGGCGGAGAAGAAAAAGGTGGTGCAACACCAAAAGCCAAAGGCGAGTTTACCAAGAGTGGCACACATAATGTAAATGGCACCAAACACGGTGTTAAAACATTAAGTAAAGTTTCTCAAGGTCACGGTGCAGAAAAGAAAGGCGCCGGTGAACAATCAGCTAATACCAAGAGTATAGTTGGTCAATAAGAGAACAATAGATGCAATATCTAAGAGAACATTTAAGTTTTGACCAGGCTCAAGCTGTGCTTGAGTCTGATGATAAAGACGGAAAAAATCTTTACCTTAAAGGGATAGCTATTCAAGGTGGCATTCGTAATGCTAACCAACGAGTATATCCTGTTAAGGAAATAGAAATTGCTGTAAAAACTCTAAATGATCAAATACAAAATGGTTATTCAGTTTTAGGTGAAGTTGACCATCCAGATGATCTTAAAGTTAATTTAGATCGTGTATCCCATATGATTACTCAGATGTGGATGGAAGGTCCAAATGGATATGGTAAAATGAAAATTTTACCTACACCAATGGGCAACTTAATTCGCACTATGTTAGAAAGTGGTGTAAAACTTGGAGTCAGTTCTAGAGGTAGCGGAAACGTTAACGATATGAGTGGCGAAGTTTCTGAGTTTGAAATCATAACAGTGGATATAGTAGCTCAACCTAGTGCTCCTGGGGCTTATCCAACACCAGTGTACGAACATTTAATGAATACACGGGGCGGGTTGGCAGCATACAGGACAGCAGTAGAAACTAGAGAAGATCCTAAGAAGCAAAAGTATCTCCGTGAGGCGATGCTTAAAATAATTAACGGTTTGAAATAACCGTATAGGAGGACGTGATGTTGGACGCATTCAAACAATTGGTTGAGAGTGGTATAATGACAGATGAAACAAGATCTGTTATCGAAACTGCTTTTGCCCAAAAGATTCAAGAGAATCGCGACCAGGTCACCGCTGAACTTCGTGAAGAGTTTGCTCAAAAATATACACACGATCGAGGTGTTATGGTTGAAGCTATCGACAAGATGTTAAGCGAGAGATTGGCCGCGGAAATGGCTGAACTTGCAGAAGATAAGAAAGCTTTAGCGGAAGCTAAAGTAGCTTATCAACGCAAGATGACTGAAGATTCTAAAATAATGGAATCATTCATTCTAAGTCAGCTAGGAAAAGAACTCGTGGAATTCCAAAGTGATCGTAAAAAAGTTACAGAAAATTTCCATAAACTAGAGCAGTTTGTTGTTCATGCTTTAGCTAAAGAGATCAAAGAATTTGCCATTGACAAACGTGATCTAGCAGAAACTAAGGTTAAGCTAGTTCGTGAAGCTAAGGCACAATTTGAACAAGTTAAAAAGAAGTTTATTGAACGCAGTGCTAAAGTTGTAGAAAATGTAGTGGCAAAGAATCTAACAGCTGAGATTAACCAGTTGAAAGAAGATATTGACAGTGCAAGAGAAAACAATTTTGGACGTCGTTTATTTGAAGCATTTGCACAAGAATATTCTAGTTCTTATCTAAATGAAAAATCTGAAACAAGTAAATTGTTAAAGGTAATTCAAAAGAAAGAACAAGAATTATCAGAAGCAAAACAAGCTATTGCAGAAAAATCTACAATCGTTGAATCCAAAGATCGCGAAATTCGTGTTGCTAAAGATTTAATGGAACGTAAAGCTGTTATGGCTGAACTGTTAGCTCCATTAGGTGCTGACAAAAGAGAAGTTATGCAATCGTTGCTTGAGAGTGTAAAAACTCCTAGACTACGTGATGCATACGACAAATACCTACCCGCAGTTATTGAAGGCGAGAAAAAGAAACCTGTGAAAACAGTTTTGAAAGAAAGCACCGAAGTTACTGGTGATAAACAAAGCAAGCCAGAGGTAGGCTTAGATAATATATTAGACATCCGTAAGTTGGCGGGTCTAAAATAATTCAAGGAGACAATAGGAAATGTCACAACTATTAAATGAAAGATGGTCAGAGACCAAAGAAGCTCTGCTTGAAGGCCTATCCGGTAACCGTAAAGCAAGCATGAGTGTTTGTTTAGAAAACACACGTAAGCATCTAGCAGAAGCTGCAACAGCAGGCGCAACTAGCGCAGGTAACGTTGCAACACTTAACCGTGTTATTCTGCCAGTTATTCGTCGTGTTATGCCAACAGTTATTGCGAACGAAATCATTGGTGTTCAGCCAATGACCGGTCCAGTTGGTCAAATTCATACTCTACGTGTTCGTTATGCTGATGCTGACGCAAACGCTGGAATTATCGCAGGTGAAGAGGCTCTAAGCCCATTCAAAATTGCTGCTGCTTATTCTGGTAATGGCGTTGACGCTACTCCTAAAGCCGCTGCAACCAGCGCTCTAGAAGGTAACCCAGGTAAGCGTATGAGCATTCAAATCTTGAAAGCACCAGTAGAAGCCAAGAGCCGCAAACTAAGCGCTCGTTGGACATTCGAAGCTGCTCAAGATGCTCAAGCACAACAAGGCATTGATATCGAAGCAGAAATCATGGCCGCTCTAGCACAAGAAATTACTGCTGAGATCGACCAGGAAATCCTAGCTTCTCTACGTGGTTTAGCCAGCGTAGAACAGACATATGACCAGTCATTAGTATCTGGTACTGCTACATTCGTTGGTGACGAACATGCTGCTCTAGCAATTCAAATCAACCGTGTTGCAAACTTGATCGCTCAGCGTACACGTCGTGGCGCTGGTAACTGGGCAGTTGTTAGTAACCAGGCTCTAACAATTCTACAGAGCGCAACAACTTCTGCATTCGCAAGAACAACAGAAGGCACATTCGAAGCTCCAACAAACACCAAGTTCGTTGGTACGCTAAATGGCGCAATGCGTGTATATGTAGATGCATATCTAGCTGATTCTAGCGATAACAACCAAGTTCTAATTGGTTATAAGGGTTCAAGCGAAGCTGACGCTGCCGCTTTCTATTGCCCATATATTCCTCTAATGAGTTCTGGTGTTGTTCTAGATCCAACAACATTCGAACCAGTAGTTGGTTTCTTAACACGTTACGGATATGTTGAGTTGAATAACACAGCATCATCTCTAGGTAACGCTGCCGACTACCTAGGTAAGGTTGCAATTACAAGTTCTACAGTAAGCTTCCGTTAATTGGATCTTATATAAGCACTTACAAGAAACCCGCAAGTTGCGGGTTTTTTGTTAAATATTAGGCCCAAGTGGGTTTATGCGGTCCCCGCCGCGTAGAGCCTAGAACGCTCATAAAATTAAGGAGAAAACAAATGGGACGTCCTTTAAAAGATAAATTTTTTGGTAATACTACTTCTGCAGGAGTAGGCGGCGAAGGAGTTGCCGCTGTAGTACTAGGCGGAAGCTGGACAGGATTTGCTACTGCTACTACTGTGGTTAGTTTTTCTGCACCTCAGATCACTGGTGGTGTAGCACCTACTGCTACTCCAGTAATTAGCGGTACAACATTAAATGGAATCACAATAAATACAGCCGGTAGCGGTTATACATCAACTGCTACAATGTTTATGAACGTTGTTGACCCAGATGGCGGCGCTGAAAGCTCTGGAACATATACAATTGTTTTAACATCATCTGTTCAAAATGCTCTAACATTTACAGCATGGGTTCCAACAGCCAGTAACGGTACAGCCAATACAGGCGGTAGTGCTATTAATGGCGGCGATATTGTAAAACAAACAGGAACAGGTCGTTACTATGTAAGAAATAGTCAAGGTTACGGTGCATGTAAATTAGTTGCAACTAATAGCCCTGCAAGAGGCGAAATGTATCTAGTAGCAACAGATGCTAACGGTAGTACCTATTGGGTAACAAGATTAACTAATAGAGAAGCCAGATTAACACGTAGAACTATGAACACAGCATATGTCTATGCTACAAATGATCAAGCAGGTTGGACATTTGGTTCTGCTTCAGGAACAAATAAAGCATTGCCTGGTACTGTAGTAAGTATTGCTAACGCTTAATTATTAAGCATTCTAAAATAGCTGCTTCGGCAGCTATTTTTTTCTCATAAATAATTTATCATGCCTACAACTTGGACTTACCCTACAATAATAACTCAAACAGCAGAAGATCCTAGTCACATAGAATGGGACAGTGTAAATAATTTTGTTTTTTTAAGAGCGGCCGACAGCAATTTTACTAAAACAAATAAAAGTCTTGTACATATAGCAGTTAGTAAAAATTCTGCTATAAAAAATAAAACTTGGTATCTTTACCTTACTGGGTTTAATTTTATTAATCTTCCTCAAATAATTACTGGAATAGAAGCTGAAATTCATATGAATAGAGGAGGCCGGATAACCGATGATACTGTACAACTTAGATATAATAACGAATGGATAGGTGAAAATAGATCAACGTTAGCATTGGACATGTTTAAAGTTTACGGAACCTCAACTGATAATTGGGGGATAAACTTATCTTCTATCAATGTTCAAAGTTCGAGCTTCGGTATTGGAATAAGATTTCAAAGTCATCCTTCTTTCCCTCATAATTCTACTCCTTTACTAGACTATGTAAGATTACGAGTCCATTAACGATAAATATCAAAAAGGACAAATGAATGCCAACCACCAGTATAGTTCGAGTTCCAGGTGACTACCTAGTTATTGCCAAAAATGGCGGAATTGTTTTTGATCTAACAAGTACATCTACTATTGTTTCTGCTAATACAGGTACAGTAACTATATACGGCGATCTAAATGTTATTGGTAGTACAACTTATGTTGCTACAACAAACACGAATATTACAGATAACTTAATTTATCTTAATGCCGGTGAAACAAACACATATGTAACAAAAGGTAGAGCAGGAATTGCTATTGATAGGGGTTTTGGTGTCAATACTACAACCGGCATAGCAAGTATTATCTTTGACGATACTCGTACCTGGGCTTATGATAATGTAGCTTTATACAGGGGTGTTTGGGAATTAGATGCTGCTACTACTAGTTTAGGAAAGTTTGGATCTGCTCTACAGTTAAACGCAATTCGAGTTGATCCGTCATTAAACTTTTTAAATATCTTTGGTAAAGAGAATCCTACGGCTGTAATGAACGTTAGAGGTACGCTGAATTATGAACAGCGTGTGTTAGATGATGATGATATTCCAAATAAAAAATACGTAGATGATAGAGCATCTGTAAGTAACGAATTAGCAAGAAAATTACAAGTCGGAAATACCTATGTCGAAATAAATGACAGCGATGTTGTACCATCGGATCCATACTTTAATGTAATAAGATCTATTAGTGCTTATTTAGGCACTAATACTAATAGAGTTTTTAGATTAGAAGGTATTTCGGCTCAAGTTCAAGGTTTGTTAATAAATGATACAAATATACAAGTATTAGCCGGAAGATCAAGTAATGACCTACAATTAACTCCGGTTGGTACGGGAACTGTTATTGTTAATGCAGGATTAGGACTAAGACACACTGGCGATGTTTACGAAGAACCAAATATGACTCACATTTATTCTACTTCAACAGTAGGCGGCGGTGGAACAGGTGTTTACTTTACTGCGATAAATAGAAGTGATGAATTTGTAAGTCGTAAAAGAGCAATTATTTACGGAATAATCTTTTAAAGGTTTAAACATGGCGATTAATAACACAATGATTTCTAATCCTAGTCCTACTAGAATTTTCTTTGCAAGTACAGGGACTGAATTTGCTATTACAACTATTATATTTTGTAATACTAACGTTGCATTCGATGCCGATCTTGATGTGTTTGTAGTCCCCAATGGCGGTGTTCCTGCTACTACAAATTTAGTTTTAAATAAGATCACTGTTCCTCGCACTGAAACCTTTGTTATGGATACGGAAAAATTAATATTAGCATCCGGTGATGCAGTATGGGCACAAGCATCTCCAGCCAACGCAGACCAAATTGTCTGTGCTACTGTTAGTTCTGTTCAGATATGAAATTTTATAAACGTTTACCACTTGATCAATCTAATGTACAGAGTGATAAATTTGCTGTACTTAACGACAACCGTATCACTACTAACACTAAGGTTGCGTTAGAAGTTCCCAAAGGCGGAAATATTGATAGACCTGGTCTTCAAAGAGAAAGCCAGATTAGATATAATGATGTGTCTAATGAATACGAAGTATACAATTCATTAGGCGACGGCCGAGGTTGGGAAATTGTACGCACCGTTAGACCTGCACCTATTACAGCACAGAATTTAGGTTTAGGAGATTATGCCAAAACAGATTTTGGTCCACTAAGATTTAGTTCAGGCGAAAACTATACCGAATACACTCGTCCGCAGAATGTAATGGTTTACATTGAAAATGTTTACCAAATTCCTGTGACAAATTACAGTCTTATTCAAGGAACAGGTACTAATGTTCTAATAAGATTTACTAGCCCACCTCCTACAAAAACTGTTACTGCTCTTTTAGGATTTGACGGTAACTATCCTCCATTTAACCCCTAAACTTTAGAATACAGACCTTTGGACTAAATAAGTCTGATGCCGTGTATTTTGGCAGAACTAACTGTGGTAAACCCGCAATGTAAGGTGGTTCTAGGGTGAAATACCCTTGTTGAGGAGCGTTCATGCCGATTGGTCGTATATCAGGTCCGTTACTAGCTCAGAATCTATTCAGAGATGATATAGATCTAGCTTTCTATAACAGAAACAGCACTGAATTTCCATTAATTTATCTTAACGTTGTCGGTAACAAAGTTGGTATTAGACAAGATAATCCACAGTACGATTTAGATGTACGCGGTACTATAAACGGTGATATACTTAGAGTTGTTGACAATGGCGGCGGCCTAGGTTACGGTACTATCGGTAAAATCTTTATCAGCACCAATACAGTTAGTTCCACTGTTGGTCCTGTGAACATTGCCCCATCGGGCGGTAATGATATCAATCTACAAAGTAATACAACAGTATTTGGCGATTTACACGCTACAGGAAATATTACAGCTGACGGCGACATAGGATTAGGTAATGTTCCCACTGATCGATTAAAAATAGTTGCCGAAGTTGACAGCAACATTATTCCAGCATTAGACAATACCTATAATTTAGGAGCGTCTGGTGCATCATGGAAAGAAGCATATCTAAATAAAGTTGTTACAGATAAAGTAACTTCTAAAAATAATATTAGTATAACCCCAGAGATGGGTCTTTTAGAAATCAATGCTCAACTACGAGTTAACAGTTCTAAAGGATCATTAGGTACTGCTCCTGTTGTTACAAATGTATTGTATGTAACAATGGATGGTGATGATACTAACGATGGTGCTGCTATGGATTCTACTAGAGCTTGTAGAACAATCAGCGGCGCAGTAAAGAGTCCACTTTATAAACCAGGTACTAGCATTAAAGTAGCCCCAGGACGTTATTACGAAGACAATCCAATTTTAATGCAGCCTTTTACAAGTATCATTGGCAGCGATTTAAGAACAACTTTTGTAGAACCAATTAATAAAACACAAGACTTATTTCACGTTCAGTCTGGCTGTTATATTGCCCAGCTTCAAATGAGCGGAGGAAGAAGCGGTTTATTACCAATTGAAAATGCCAGTGGATTTAATAGGGGAGCTTACTGTACAGCATTTCCTCCTCAGGTTGGCGGGAAAAAGATTGATATATTTAGATCGCCCTACATTCAAAACTGTACCAACGAAAGCGGACCTTGGCTCAAAGATGGTACAATGTTTTTACCTAATCAAACAATACAAATTCCTAGTGCTGTAGGAGTTGCATCTTGGCCAGCAAATACTACAACATTGATAGTTAGTTTAACTACTGGATCGATAGCCGTAGGTGACAGTATTAATGCAGGTCCTCAAAATTTAGGATTCTTTGATGCTAGAACATTAATATTAGCAAATAAGAGTTTTATTCAAGAACAAACTGTTAATTGGATCAGCAACCAAATAGCTACTGCTACTACTGGTTCGATATGGAAAAACTTTAGTTACAGTCAAGCTAAGTGTTACAGAGACGTTGGAATAATTTTAGAAAATGTTAGTTATGATACAACTTTTGGCGGTAATGAAAAATCTGTAGAAAGCGGGTTGGCGTATTACGAAGGTGTTATTAGTGTTATTGTAGGTCAAGAGCCTCAAACTATTGCTGCCATTAATTACGTAAATTCTTTAACACAAAGAGTAATTATAAATTCTACAGTAACTACATTTGGTACAGTTACTAAACCTCAAGTAATTAATACTGCATTAGACGAAGGATCAGTAGCTGGTCCTGGATTTAAAAATAATATTGACATTATTACAGATATTATTGGAAGAGGACCAAGTGTTGCTCCTAAAATTACAAAAAGCCAAGGACCTGATGCTTACATAATCAGTGCCGAAGTATTGTTACAAGCCAATAGAGCATTTATTCAGAACGAAGTAACTGCTTATACTGATGTAAAATATTCAAGTATAAATTATAATCAAGACAAGTGTAAGAGAGACTTGGGATTAATTGTTGACGCAATCAGTTTTGATTTATCATTTCCAACTGCGAACTTGTCTCAAAGCACATTTGCCGGTTTGCAATACTGGGATCAAAATGGATACACTGGCGACATTGCTAATGAACTAACTACAACTACCAGTGCTATTAGTTACCTAAGCAGTTTAGCACAAGAAATAGTAACATTAAGTACAACTGGCGTAAGATATCAGTCCACTCTTACCCAAGTTACAAATTTACCTACTGGGTCTGTACAAGAACAATTAATTTTAGAATCAGAATTTAACTTAATTTTAGATATTATAATTAACGGTACTGTTGGTGTTACTAATAGAATTATACCAAATAGAGGTAGCACCAGCACAGATTTTTCTGTAGTAAATGCTTACAATCTTTTAATTGCTAATAAATCATATATGCAGGCAGAAGTTGTTGCATGGGTAGAACAAAATAAAACTACTGGCTTTACATATGATGTAGCAAAATGCAATCGTGACGTAGGATTTATGATAGATAGTGTAGCATTTGATTTGTTATACGGCGGTAACAAACAGGCTATACAAAGTGGTGTATACTATTATAGTTTCAACGGAAGTTCAAGCGCCATTGCCGGAACTATACCTCAAACTATCTACGCCTATAATACATTGACAAACATTGTACAAAGTTTAGTACAAAATATTGTCGTACCTACAAAACAAACTAAAGTTACACAAGATAGATCTCTACCAGCTGCAACTAGTGCAGAAGCTACATTGTTAACAAATTATTTAAACAACATTGTTAACATTATTACCAGCGGTCCGGGTGTTGCTCCTGCAAAAGTGCCTATTAATTTAACTAGAAGTACTTCTACAAATATTACTAGAGCATTTAATATTTTACAGGCAAATAGAGAGTTTGTCAAAGAAGAAGTCATTGCAAGAACTAACGATATTTTCTTCAGACAGAATAGTTATAACAAAGTTAAATGTTATAGAGATTCTGGATTGATAGTAGATGCTGTAGTACAAGATATACTGTTTCCAACAACAGACAACAGTCAAAGCACATTTGCTGGACTAATGTATTGGAATCAAGGCAATACAGTTATACCTGGTCAAGAATCAACTACGACCAATGCTTGGATATATGCTAAGAGCTTATGCCAAAAATTAGTATTAAATGATACTTCTAATCCTCGTTATTCTACCGGTACACAGGTTACATCTTTACCGGCAGGAACATTAGAAGAGTATACATTAGTTGGACAGAAATTTGACGCTATGTTAGATATTATACAAAATGGTATCACTGGCGTTACAGATAAAATTGTTCCTAATTCTATTACACCCGATTTCCAAAGAGATGTAAAACAGGCATTTGAAATTCTACAGGCAAATAAGAGCTACATTCAGCAAGAAGTTATTTCATATGTTGACGCAACTAAAACTGTCGGTTGGGTATACGATAAAGTTAAATGCGCAAGGGATGCAGGATATATTATTGATAGTATTGCATTTGATCTGTTATACGGCGGTAACAAACAAAGTATTCAATGCGGTGTCTATTATTACGGATTTACAGCAGGAACTAGTGCAATTTATGGCCAGACTACTGGTACTATTGCAGCCTTTAATAGAATAAGGACAATAATACCTGCTATTATAAGAGGTGAAGCTGTTACTCCTTATCAGACTACTGAAAAACAAGTCTTTGATACTTCTACATTTACCTCAAGTACTATAGCAACAGCGGTTAGTAAGGTTGATATCATAACTAATATTATAGGTAATGGTCCTATAGTAGCTTCTCCACCAAGCCCTATAGCAGTTTCAGCTTCTACTAGTACATCAGTTCAAAGTGCGGCTAAAATACTAGCTGCTAACAGAAACTTTATCCAAGCAGAAACAGTTGCATTTGTAGATCAATTTTTTGCATTTGATTATAACAGAGCTAAATGTTCAAGAGATGCAGGATTAATTGTTGATGCTATAACTTACGATTTGATTATTGGCGGCAACACTAAGTCTATTGAATCTGGTATTAGTTATTGGGTAGGTACTAAGAGTTATATTACAGGACAAATTCCTCAAACAGTTGACGCAGTTGAAAGAGCAAGACTTGTAGCATTAGATATTATTGAAAATAAATTAGTTACAAGAACAGTAGGTAATGGAACTGAACAAATAACCAATACCTATTATGCTAACGGTCAACGTGCAAGTAGTTATATTAACTCTAACTTTGGAATTATTAAAAATATAATGGAGAGAGGTGAAAGTGCAGCACCTCAAAATTATTTAGGTTCGGGATTGTTTGCCGCAAGCGGTATATCGTTTAATGATACAAAGATTGCTCCTAAAGTTATCTCTGTACAGAACTTTGCTTACGACGAAACTCTTTGCAGAAGAGATACAGGTTATATTTTAGATGGCACTTATTACGATATAGCATTGGCTACAAATTACAATGCAGTGACTTCGGGCAATGCCTATCGAAGAGGTATTAAATCGTCTCAGTATGTAATAAACTACGAATTAGCACAAACTAAACAGGCAATTTCTTATATTAAAGCTAGCTCTGCTAATTTAGTAGTAGCTAGTTCGACATCTGTAACAAGATCTAATGCTGCCTACGACGAACTAGTAAGGGTACTAGAAGGCAATCCTCCTGCTATTGTAACTTTTACAAATCCAGCCGGTGCTAGTGCTGCCGTTGTAGCAGCCAAAGATCAACTTATTAAAAATAAAGATTTTATTATATCAGAAGTTGTAGCATGGGTGCAATATCAAGTGAATTATAACATTGCACCATTTGTAGGATTTGCATATACAGATTACATTAAAACAAAATGTGCTAGAGATATAGGTTATATTATTGATGCACTGTGCTATGATATTTTATATGGCGGTAATAGTGCATCTAGATACTGTGCTGAAGCATATTTTACATTTGGTGCTTCTACAATTGCAGGCGAAGAAACTCAAAGTGTAGCAGCCTTTAACAGAATGAGCGCTGTTGCTCAGCAGGTAATTCAAGGCATTGCTGTAACAAGAACATTTGGGTCTACAGGATCTCAAGATAGATCAGGAGCAAATGCTACAGGCATTGAAGCAACTGCTTTAGCTAACCTTGTATCTATTATTACTAATGTTATAACCGCAGGAAATCTAAGCGGTCTACCTGCAAAAGTTAACCCAAGTATTGCCTGGGCCGCAGGGGATGTTCAAACAGCCGTAGGAGTTCTTAATTCAAACAGAGCTTCTCTAATCAATGGTACGATAAGTTATGTAAACAGTCAGGCTAGCGCAGGATTGAAACAAATAACTTTAGATAGAGCAACAATTGGTCCTTCTTTTAACGCTACATTATATTTTGGCGAAACTTTGGTGTTTCCTAAACAAGATAAAGAATTTACTCCGCAAGAGGCCGTTCAATGGGGACAACGAATGGTTGATCAAAACGGTGCTATGGGCGGAAGTTTAGTAGATGGCGGTGTTGTCAGCGAGAGATCTCCAGTTAACTCTTTTGTTTATGATGCGTTCACTCAAGTTAATCAAGGTGGACGAGGCATACACATTATTAACAATGGCTACGCACAGCTAGTTTCTGTGTTTACAATCTTCTGTTCAACACACGTTGAAGTAACAGACGGTGGTATTGCTTCTATTACTAACAGTAACGCAAACTTTGGTAATTTATGTTTAGTTGCTAAAGGTAAAGGTCCTTTAGATTTTGGCGGCACAATTTACAACCCTCCATATCCTACATTTGACCAAAGTGGTGGACAGACTGTTAACGGACAGTTTTATCCTAACGGATATTGGCCTCAGAACGCAGAAGTATTAATTTATCTACCAGACCAATCAAATAGACCTCACATTGGTCAAGTAATGGAAGTTGTTCCTCCTAAAAACATTTTAATAGATACAACTGGAAATGGTGATTTTGTAGAAACACCTTATACAAATGAACAAGGCTTGCCGGGATTTTTATTGGCTGCTCCTAACAAAGCAACATTAACTACAGGAACTATAAAAATAACTGAGATAGATACAGAAGGTATAGCCAAGGGTCATTCTGTTTTCATTAGAGATCAGTTTGGTAGTTTTAATGACAATACAGGAACAAGGTACTGTGCTACAGGGACCGTAGTTACTGATATAGGTTGGAGAGAAATTACATTAAATCAGGCACTAACATCTGGCGGCGGCGAAGCTGATAACGATCAATTCTTTACTTTATTGTTCTGCGGTAATGCTTACTACAACGTTTTAACCAGCAACACATCGACAGCAGTAACAACAGGAACTACTGTTATTCCTCCTGCTCAACAAGTAGCTGCTGAAATAGATGCTCTAACATTTATGAGTACATTGGTTCAGAACGTAGTTGCAAACAATACTATTATTGCTATTAATCCAACAGTTATACAAAACAAAACTAACCCAAGCGGTGGAGCTGCAAACGGTTTCTTAGCAGACAGATTTAACGAAATAATAGATATTGTTACTAACGGCCCTTCGGTGGCCCCAGAAGCGAGAAAGAGAGGAACAAGTCCTCCTCAAGCTAGCGAAGCTATTGTACAGATAAACGCTAATAGAGATTTTATAGTTGCTGAAGTAACTCAACGTGTTATAAATCAAGCAATTTATGTCATGAGCGTTAAACAAACATATAAATGTAAAAGAGATACTAGTTTAATATTAGATAAGCTTATATTAGATTTAACCAATGGTGGAAATTATAACAGTGTTTACAGTGGTCTAAGTTATTATACAAGACCAAATACACACCATATAGTAAGTTTAGAAGACCAAGTAAGGAATCCATTATTATTCCCAGACGGTGCAACTGCTAATTTCTATCAAAGAAGTTATATGAGTGCGTTAGGTTATACTTTTGAATATGTAGGTGCAGGCGTTACTTACGGCGGACTACCACAGAGAGGTATAGCAGATCCTAAACAAAATCAAGAAGTGACTCAGATTGATAACGGTAAAGTATTCTTTACATCAACGGATCAAAACGGTGACTTCAGAATCGGCCCAGGATTAGTAATTAGTCAGGCCACTGGTGTATTAAGTGGTAGAACATTTACCAAATCACTGTTTGCACAGATGACACCATTTATATTAGCTGTTGAAACAGGAGGCTAAAAGGAAATATTATGGCTTTAATACCATTAAATACATTCAAAACGAAAACAGCAGTTATAACAACTAGCTCGACCGCTACTATCTATACTGCCCCAATTGGTGTAACTTCTATTATATTAATGACACAGGTAACAAATATTACAACTCAAACGCAATATGTTACGTTTGGACATTTTAGAAGATTAGCTGTCTTACCCGATGCTCAAGGATTTGGCGGACAACCAGCTAATACATTTACGCCAATGGTTGTAGATTTTGGAATACCCGGTAATGATGCAGGTTCATTAACAACAGGTAAGATGATTTTAGAAAGTTTAGATAGCGTTAGATGTTATGCAAAAAATAATAATGCATTAAGAATAACACTTAGCGTCTTAGAAACTGCTAACCAATAATTGAAGTGAGTACGGAGAATACCTAATGCCAAGTTTATTAAGCGGCTCAACACTTAGACAAGGGGGAAGCGGAGACTTTATTCAGCTCTCTGGTGCTCAGCCAGCATTGGGTCCATCTCCTTCTACAACTACAGGTTTTACATTAGTAGGTGATGCAGTTGGTAGAGTTACCTATACAAGTAGTTTAGGTAATTTAGATTTTAACACAGGTACAATACTTGCTCAGCCGGGAATTAATATTACATTACGAGCTGATGCTAATGGTGTTATATTTGTTGATTCTACAGCGACAATATTCTTACAAGGTTTAACAGTACCAGAACCGCAGCCGATTAATCATGGTGGAAGACCAAGTTTTAGAATTCCTAATTTTTATACAGGTTCTACTCCTCCATTAGATGCCATTGCCAGAGAAGGCGATATATGGTATGACAGTGTAAACGATGTACACTACGAATATATAGACGATGGTACTCAATTTGTTTGGGTAGATACTACAGGTCCATTTTTCTCAACTACAGTAGCACAATTTGGTTTTGGGGGTTCTGTAGGATTCACAGGTAGTCAAGGCCCTATTGGGCCTCAAGGACCAGCAGGCGGATTTACAGGTAGTCAAGGCCTCATAGGATATACAGGATCTAGGGGATATACAGGATCTAGAGGTGATCAAGGATATACTGGTTCATTTGGTTACACTGGTAGTCAAGGACCTATTGGACAGTTTGGATTTAGCGGTAGTGCTGGTTTTATAGGAAGTTTTGGATATACCGGTTCATTCGGTTATACTGGTAGCATAGGTTACACTGGTAGCCAAGGGGCAGGATTTACAGGTAGTCAAGGTGTTGAAGGTTATGTTGGTAGTCAAGGACCTTTAGGATTCTCAGGTAGTCAAGGACCTATCGGATTTACTGGATCATTTGGATTTACTGGATCAGCTGGCTTTAAAGGTAGTCAAGGTGAATTAGGTTATACTGGTAGTCAAGGACCTATTGGTTTTACTGGATCATTTGGTTTTACTGGATCTCGAGGTTATACTGGTAGCGCAGGCGAACAAGGTTATACTGGAAGCTCGGGATTTGTAGGTTCTAGGGGTGATGTAGGTACTCCTGGATTTACAGGTAGTAGAGGTTTCGTAGGTAGTCAAGGTAATCTTGGTTATGTTGGTTCTGTGGGATTCACCGGTTCCAGAGGCGCTACAGGTTTTGTAGGATCTAGAGGTGATTTAGGTTTCACTGGTAGTATTGGTTTTACTGGTAGTATTGGTTTTGTAGGAAGTCAGGGTATAACAGGATTTACCGGCTCAGTAGGTTTTACTGGATCAGTGGGATATACCGGTAGCCAGGGTATAGGATTTACAGGATCGCGAGGTTTTGTAGGTAGTCAAGGTGAGGTAGGTTTCACTGGTAGTATTGGTATTAGAGGATTTACAGGCTCAGTTGGATTTGTTGGTAGCTTAGGTTTTACCGGTAGTATTGGCTATACTGGAAGTGTAGGTTTCGTAGGATCTGCCAGTACTGTTCCTGGATATGTTGGTAGTATTGGTTACACTGGCAGCTCTTCTGGCTTTACCGGTAGCCAAGGTTATACTGGATCATTTGGTTATACTGGATCATTTGGTTATACTGGATCACGCGGAGGCGGATTTACAGGTAGTCAAGGTTATACAGGTAGTGAAGGTTTCACCGGCAGTGTAGGCTATGTCGGTAGCCCAGGCCCAATTGGTTTTGCAGGAAGTTTTGGTTATATAGGAAGTGCAGGTTATGTAGGTAGCCCAGGCATGGGCTATGTAGGTAGCCCAGGCGGTATTGGTCAAACAGGTTATAGAGGTAGTGAAGGTTACTACGGATCTGCTGGATTTAGAGGATCTGCTGGATTTAGAGGATCTGCTGGATATCAAGGTTCTGCAGGTATTCAAGGAAATCAAGGTCAACAAGGAGATCCAGGTTTCCAAGGCAGCGAGGGTTACTTAGGTAGTCAAGGTATTCCTGGATATCAAGGTTCTGCAGGTTATAGAGGTAGTGAAGGTTATAGAGGTAGTTCTGGTTTCCAGGGAAGTTCGGGAACTGGTTTCTCAGGATCTGAAGGTTTTAGAGGATCTGAAGGTTACGTTGGTAGTCAAGGTATTCCTGGATATCAAGGTTCTGCAGGTTATTTTGGTTCGGCTGGATATCAAGGAAGCTCGGGTGTTGGTTACAGAGGATCAGAAGGGTTCCAAGGTAGTTTTGGTTTAACTGGATTTACCGGATCTGAGGGCGTAGGCTTTACAGGTAGTGCAGGTTATAGAGGTTCTGAAGGTTATAGAGGATCGGCTGGTTATTATGGATCTGAAGGTTATAGAGGATCTGCAGGTTTTGCAGGTAGTATCGGAGCTATTGGTTTCTACGGTTCAGCTGGTTATAGAGGCAGCGAAGGCTACAGAGGATCTGCTGGATATCAAGGTTCAGCTGGATCAGGATTCTCAGGTTCAGAAGGTTTTAGAGGATCTGCTGGATATCAAGGATCAGCTGGCTATACAGGGTCAATTGGTTATTGGGGGTCGGCTGGATATCAAGGAAGCTCAGGTGTAGGTTTCCAAGGATCCGTAGGCTATACAGGAAGTATAGGATTTAGAGGTTCAACTGGTTTCTTAGGTAGTCCTGGATTTTTTGGATCATCGGGATTCCAAGGATCTATCGGTTTCCAAGGAAGCCAAGGTAATATAGGCTGGACAGGATCGGCAGGACCTGGATTTGGTGGATCTGCTGGATTTAGAGGATCTACTGGATATCAAGGTTCGTTAGGATATATTGGAAGTCCAGGTTTTAGGGGATCAGCTGGGTATACCGGTTCTATAGGATATACGGGTTCTGTAGGTTTTAGAGGTTCAGCTGGATATGTAGGTTCTACTGGTGGTACTGGATTTAGAGGAAGTGACGGATTCAGGGGTAGTTCAGGATTTTTAGGATCATCCGGTTTTAGGGGATCAGTCGGTTTCCAAGGTTCGACAGGCGGAATAGGAGCTACAGGTTTTAGAGGATCTGCTGGATTTACAGGCAGTCAAGGTATTCCTGGTTTCAGAGGCAGTCAAGGTATTCCTGGATTCCAAGGTAGTACAGGTAATATTGGATTCCAAGGATCTGCGGGTAACCTTGCTTCAGTTGGGTCTGCTAACCAAGTACTATATAAAAATGCTTCTAACGCATTAGCTACTAGTGCTTCGTTTACATTTGATGGTACTACAGTAACTTCAAACCAGCTAAGAGCTAACGGCGGCTTTGTATATTTAGGTGCAACAAATACCTATTATCTACAGTATCAAGCAAGCCCAAGTAGATATAACTTGCCTTCTGCAGATTTATATCTAACTAACGCTTCTAACGATGTGTATGCTAGATTCTTTAGAGGAACTGCAACTTCAGCTCAGTACGCTGACGTGGCAGAAAAGTATCTCACAGATAAAGAATATCCTGTAGGTACAGTGGTAAAAGTTGGCGGACCTAATGAAGCAACAATAGTAACAGATAATTCTGATTATGTACTTGGCGTTATTTCTGCTAAACCGGCTTACTTAATGAATTACGATAGCGAAGGACAAGCCATAGCATTATTAGGTCGTGTTCCTGTTAAGATTAAAGGTAGAGTTAAAAAAGGTGATGCTATATGGCCTGCAGATAATGGACAAGGATGCACTGTAAATAATGGCAAACAACCATTTGCTTATGCTCTAGAAGACGGCGAAGATAGCTTAGTTGAATGCGTAGTAAAATAATAGGAATAGTATAAAATGGGATTTCCACTAACTCCAGTAAACGGTCAGACAGCAATTGTAAATGGGATCAAATACATTTACATATCTGTTTATAAGAGCTGGCGCCGAGATTTTAATAACGTTCTTGACCGTTTATATCTAATCGGCGGCAACGAAACAGTTAGTAGTTCAACCGGTGATCTGGTAGTATTGGGCGGTGGATATTTTGGAAAAAGTGTAATAATAGGCAAAGATTTAACCGTCTATGGTACGGCAACATTCTACGGCCCAATAATCGGGTCAGTAAGTTCTACAACAAATATAACAGGAGGCGCACCCGGATCTCTTCTTTATCAGGTTAATACTAGTACCACAGGATTCATTGGTATTGGTCCTGCAGGTTCGCAATTAATAAGCGACGGTACCGTAGCTTATTGGACAATTACTCAAGGTGGATATGCGAATACTGCTACCAATATTGAGGGTGGCGATACATGGCAAGTTCCCTTCCAAGCATCAACAAGTACAACAATATTTTCTCCAGATTTTACTTATGATAACAATTTAGGTAGTCTGATAATCAAAGATCTTACATCTAGTGTTGGTACAGATACTGGAGCTATTATAACTTATGGTGGATTAGGTGTTGGAGAGAATTTAAATGTAGGAGGAAATCTTACTGTTGGAGGAGATTTCACAGTCAACGGTTCTTTAACTTATCTTAATACTACAAATTTAGATATAACAGATAAACTTATAACCTTAGCAAAAGGCTCTACTACTACTGCAATCAGCGTAGGAGCAGGTTTTGAAATTGAAGGTACCGCAGCAAATATAACCTATGCAAATAACGAAGAAAGATTTGTAAGTAGTGTAAAAATAGAAGTTCCAAGTTTAGTAGCTACAGCAGGCATACCTGCCACAGATTCAAATACCGGAACAATCCAGGTAACCGGGGGAGTTGGTGTAACTGGTAATGTTGTTGCAGGTTTATTTGTAGGATCAATAGGTGATGACTTGTTAGGTCGTAATACTAGCAAGTTTACAACTGTAGATGCCAACGGACAAATTACTGCTGGTTCGTCTGCTCAAGCAATATTTTGGAATACAACTACACAGTTATTATCGACCACTGCGTCTGTTTATGTAGTAGGAGGCCTAGCCGTAGAAGGTAATGCTATAATTAAAGGATTAGTAGAAACTCCAGGAGGAATACAAATTCATTCTTCTGGAACAAGCGGCCTGCACCTATTATCAAGAAGTAGTAATCCTGAAAATTCGCCAAAACTTAAACTTGAGGCACGAAATCAAGGTTATGTAGAATTATACAGTTCGTCTGCTGGTGGTGCATTAATTATTGATTACCTTGGAACAAATTATCTATCTTTAGATAATAATCAATTAGTTTATTACGGAACAACTCCTGCTACTTCAACAGTCGATGGATCTATAACAACCTATGGCGGTATAAGCGCAGCGGATAACGTTTTCATAGGTGGACATTACAATGGTATAAAATTAGACACAGGAAGCATTCGTCCTTACACGACACAAAATTTAACTATTAATACAACAGGTTCGGGAATACTAACTTTACAGACTACATCAATTTTTATTGATGCTACATCATCGGCATCGATTAGCACAAGTACGTTTATTCAAGGCGCCGTAGAAGCTGTTAGGTTTAACGAAATTGAAATATCAAATAATCTAAGCCCGCTTACTAAAATTACGCCTACACCCACCGACAATAATTTATTCTTAGTAGGTAACGGAGCTGGCACTGTTTTTATAGGTACAGCGTCAATAGTTACAAATATAGTAGGCGGATTATCAATAAATGAAGATTTATCAGTAGTTGGTTATGCATCTGCAAATAGATATAATGACTTAATTATAGATAATAGTACTGTTACTAACTTAACCATTAGTGCATATAATGCCAATCAAGGATTAAATTTTACAGCTAGTGGATCTGGCAATATTGGATTTAATTCTACTAGAGTTGAGATAACTGCAACTACAGTAGTTAACGGTGCAGTGACCGCCAATTCATTTAACGATATAGAGATTGCTAGATCTATAAACAGTGCAACAGTTACATTATCTTCTTTACTTCAAAATCAGAGTATAGAAATTGCACCAAATGGAACTGGAACTACAATTGTTTCTTCCAAGTTAATTGCTAATGATATTATTCAAGCAAACGACTTTATAAGAAAATCTGTATTAGAGCTTAGTCAGTTGCAGGTATCTAATAATATAACATTGGCAATTAACGACATTACGGCAAATATTATTACTTCCGAGCCTATGATGTCTAACAGTGATATATACCTTCCTCCGGCAGGACCAGACCTAGCAGGTTACGATTTAGTTATTAGAAATAGATCTACACTGTATACAATTAATGTTAATGATACTAGTACAAGCTTTGTAGCATTTATAAACACTAGTTCTAACATTAGAGTAATATCAGACGGATTAACTTGGTTTATCCAATAATTTTCTTTGAATATTCTTGCAGGATAAATTATAATTATGATGCAAGAATTATCTATACCTGGTCCAAAATTAATTAATCTAAAAAAACTATCTGATAGTCGAGGTTGGTTTTCTGAAACGTTCAAATCTAGTTGGCTGAAAGATTTTGATATAGACTGCAATTTTGTCTTTGAATTTTGGAGTTTTAACGAACACCGAGGAACATTAAGAGGATTGCATTCTCAAAACGATAAATTTGTACCTGCAAAATTGATAATGGTTCTTAATGGTTCTATACAAGATGTTATCCTAGATGCTAGAATCAATTCTCCTACATTTGGACAACATTGCTCTTTAATTTTAGATTCAAAAAATCCTCAATTATTATATGTACCTAAAGGATTTTATCACGGATTCGTAACTTTAGAACCAAATACTTTTGTAGGATATAAAGTTGATGAATATCATGCTCCGCATAACGAATGTGGTGTTGATTATAGAGATACTAATTTAAATATTAATTGGGCTATAACAGATAATCTCATAATAAGCAATAGGGATTTAAACAATCCAAGTTGGGATAGTTGTTATAAATTTAATATATGAAAATTTTAATTACCGGCGGAAAAGGATTTGTAGGATCTTATCTTGCAAATAATTTACGAGCCGATAATATAGTAGCAGTTGGCAAAGACAAATTAGATTTATTAAACCCGCAACAGGTTAATGAGTTTTTTAATAATTTTCAATTTGATGTTGTAATTCATACGGCTTTAGTTGGTAGAGAACAGTTATTCAGCACAGATCCTAAATACCTAAATGAAAATTTATTAATGTTCACTAATCTTTATAATAATAGACAAAAATTTGGTCGACTTTTTAATTTAGGAACTGCCTACGAATACGATCTTACTAAAGATAACAGATTTGTTCATGAAGAAAGTGTAATAAACTATCTACCTAACACGAGCTATGGCTTAGCAAAAAACATAATAGCTAGAATAATTAAAGAAACTGATAACTTTTATAATTTTAGATTGTTTGGAGTATTTCATCACACAGAAAAAGAGACTAGATTTTTTAAAAAATTATCTTTACAAAAAACAATTAATATATCTAACGATATCTATTTTGATTATATAAGCCTAGATGATTTAGTTTTAATAATTAAATATTTTTTGAATAATACACATTCAGTTAGAGATATCAACTGTGTATACCATGAAAAATTTAGATTAAGTCATTTGGCAAAAAAATTCTGCGAAATACATAACTTAGACCAAGCTAATATTTTAGTTGAAAAGAAAGGCAATAATAATTTAACAGGCAATGCTACAAAATTAATGTTAATTCCGGTTAAATTAGCAGGTTTAGACGCAGGATTAAAATTATATCAAGTCTAATATAAGTTGAAGTTTATCTTTTATAAATCTATTATTTAGAGTAACTTTAACACCCTGGTGCAACGGTTTAGGATAATTTTCAAAACTACACCAAGCATAACCTGAGTGTTCGTTATTCAAAACAGGTGTAAATTCATTATCAACAATTAAGATATAAGTATTATACTTGAAAGATTGATCATTACTAGCGTACTGTTCTAAGGGAATTATTTTTTTGATAGGTGGAGTATTACCAATTTCTTCGCTTACTTCTCGATTTAATGTATCATATGGGGTTAGGTCTAACGGCTCTTTTTTACCCCCTACAAATCCCCAAGTATTAGCAGTCTTTCCCTGTGTTCTTAACAAGAACAAAAATCTTTTTGTATCTCTAGCTAAAAATAAACCACCACTGCAAATAATTTCTCTCATAGTACTAAACGCCATCTAGCAGGCTCGTATATACCTTCAAAGCTTTTTGTCCAAGCCCACCCATCTGGGCTATCAGACCACTTGTATTGTATGCCTGTATATGAATTAGTTATATATGTTAGTGTTCTTACAGTTAAACTATTGAATAAAATATCCCATCCAGTACCATTCCATTCTATTATGTCGTTAGTTTTTGCTTGAAAGTCGGTGCCGTCATTATTCTTCCAAGCATCAGGTCCGTCATACCCTATATTTCCGTATTGGCTATTAACATTTATATCTTCTAGTATTAGATATCTAGTACCGGTAACCTTATTATCAGGGTTGTATGTTTGAGGGTTAATAATTGCATCTATGGTCCCCCTCCCACCAATACTTGTATTTGATGGAACTGTGTCCGCATCAAAATTCAGTTGCATACTAAAATCGTCTGTAGGGTTTAGGCTTATGTAAGAAACAATTTCAGTATTGTCTGGTCGTAATAATCTAATTTGACTTAGCCCTGCCTTAAACTGCCCTGGATACAGATCTAAAATCTTATACCAGTTAGTACGCTTGTCAACATCAGTAACTGCAACAAATCCAGTCTCATCTGCTTCTTTTTGATATATCAAAGAAGCTGTATTATTAAGCACCAACAAACCAAAATTTCCAGGTGTTACAACAGTTTTTCCTACCAGTGTATCACTATTAAATAAATCACCTAAAGCTAAATCGTTGTAAGAACCTGTGGCACTTATTTGTCCTACAGCATCACTGGCAAAAACACTTGTAATAATTTTTGTTACAATACCTAGTTTTTTAACCTTAGCTGGAGGATTAATCCAAATAGGGCAATTAAAAGTTAAAGTAGCAATACTAATATCTGATTCAAGCCCTTGAGGTATAGACCTAGATTCAAATACTTGATTTACTAATTCAACTACGCTAAGACTAGACCAATCAATATAATTATCGGAACTTTGCAATTCTAAACTAGGATTAAAAAATACTGTGATCTGTTCCCATATTTGTAATTTTTGATCAGTATTGGTGGTCCATATGTCAGCGTTAAATGTTGCAAGATAAGGAGTAGGCATTAGTCTTTCTATAGTATACCCTGGACCTTGAGTATTCAAATACTCTTGAGCTTGTTCGTCGTAGTCTCTTTCTCTAACACTGATCTTACTGATAAATGTTGGATCTTGCATTCTATTTCTGTCGTGTTGAAGATCTTTAATATAACACGATATAAAAGGCGCACCTTGTATGGTATTTTCACTATTTTTCTTAAGGATACTGGCTACTTGCCTAGTCATGTCACCGTAGCGTATAGGAACTTCTATAATATTTCCTCTAGCATCTTTATAGCTAAAATTACTCATCAGTCTCATAAATTGAGTGAGATATCTTTTAACCTGTCCGTCGTAAAAGTAATCCATTAATTATCCGCCTGTGGTTTTAAAATCTTAGACAACGCCTGTTTTTGCGGCACTACTTTGCCGCCTATAGTAGCAGTTGTATCATTATTAATGAATCCGCTCTTCTGGTTAAGTCTTACAGGCTGGCCGGGATATCTACCTCCAGGTTCTGTAGCATCTGTACCTAGAGGGCTAATAGTCATTCTAACATTATCTTCAAATTTAACCCATTTATTCCCGTCCCATCTAAAAAGTCTATTAGGAAAATAATCTGTTCTTAAATGAAACTGGCCTTGAGTCGGAGATGAAGGAAAAGTGATACCAAAACTATATGGAGCGCCGTTTGGAGGAATGCCGTCTTCTGTAAGGTATCCTAAATAGATGTTCTTTTCTGGTGTTCCTAATACTGTGGTTGCGTCTACTGTACCAGTTGTTACAGCATCTACAGTAATATCTGTATTACTTGCATCTACATATTTTACTAATCCATTATCATCTAAGGGTATTGTAAACAAATTAATATTGTTATACCCGCTTAAAGGAGCTTCAATTTCTGCTTGTTCTATAATTGCTTTACTAATTTCTAAGCTCTTATTATAAACACTTAACACATCTCTAAGAGTTTTATTTCCGTCTCCAGCAGGAGCATCTAAAATTTCTTTAAATTCTTGACTATCAACTAACGGTTCGCACTTTGCTCTAAGTAAATGAGGATACCATGTTTGACTAAATCCTGTAGCTGCTCTGCTAACATCTGTAACAACATAAAATCTTTTTAGTGCTACCATACTATCATCTAAGGCGTATTCATCTTTTAAATGAGGCAATTCGAATACATCGCCGGGCATAATTTTTCTACCTAAAGTATCTACAGTAGCCTTTAAGTGAAAAGTTATCATCACATTATCGTTTTGCAAAAACAGCCCAAATTGACTAAGATTGAAGTCGATATCTTGCATAGTGTATATGCCGCGTATCTGATAAACATCCGAATCATAATGGCGATCTCTATTTTCCATAAAAACAAGATCTTGTATACCTAATTCAGTGATAGGATTTGTATTGGTAGGAACTCCAGGAGTAGACTCTCCTTCTGCGGGATTTACAGGGCCTAGATACTTATGAATAAAGACATCAGTTCCTCCAATCTGGAACTGCTCGTTTATAGCACGATCAATAAATTTAAAATCATTGCCCTTTTCAGGGCGGTACAATGAGAGTCTTGGCATAGTGATGTATTTATTGGCTAAATATCATTATGAGTGATACTATACAACAACGAGAATTAGTCATCGAATACATTAAAACTATGTTAGGTGACGGCATGGTTGATATTGAGCTAGATCCTAAGCATTATAATATTGCTATCGATAGGGCTTTGGGGAAATTTAGACAACGTAGTTCTGCAGCCGCGGAGGAAAGCTTTGGATTTTTAACTTTTTCTCAAGATGTAAATGAATATACACTTAGCCATGAAGTAATGGAAGTTCGTCAAATCCTGCGTAGAACAATAGGTTCTAGATCGGGTGGCGGTGAAGGTGGTACAGTATTTGAACCTTTTAATTTAGCCTATACAAACACATATCTTTTAAGCTCTAGTAATATGGGCGGATTGGCTACGTATTATGCTTTTGCAAGTTATCAAAAACAAGTAGGAAAAATGTTTGGTAGTGATATTAATTTTACGTGGAATTCTACTACTAAAAAATTGACCATTATGCAAAGACCACGAGGTGAAGAAGAAGTATTACTTTGGCTTTATAATTACAGACCAGATTTTAATCTGATTCAAGACACTTATGCAGGACAGTGGTTACGTGATTATGCTCTTGCTACTTGTAAAATCATGCTAGGTGAAGCTCGTGAAAAATTTGCTACAATTGCTAGTCCGCAAGGCGGTACAACACTAAACGGTACAGCGTTAAAAGCTGAGGGCAAAGCTGAAATTGAGGCGCTTGAACTCGATTTAGTTAATTACAAAGATGGCGGAAAACCATTAACATTTGTAATTGGTTAAGAAACAAGTTGACCTTAATTTAAATTGATTATATATTATGATATCTGAGGGATATCATATGATCATAGGTTTTGTAGGATTTATTGGTTCGGGCAAAGATACTGCCGCAGACTATCTTGTTAATTTTCACGGATTTCGTAGAGACTCATTTGCTAACACACTTAAAGACGCGGTTGCAGCCGTATTTGGTTGGGACCGCGTTCTGTTGGAAGGACGTACTAAAGAAGCCCGAGAATGGCGAGAACAATTAGATTTATGGTGGAGCGAAAGACTAGGTATTCCGGAACTCACACCAAGATGGGTTCTACAACAATGGGGTACAGAAGTCTGCCGTAAAGGATTTCATGATGACATTTGGATTGCCAGTTTAGAAAATAAACTGCGTAATAGTAAGGATGATATTGTTATTTCCGATGTACGCTTTCCTAACGAAATAACTGCCATACATAATGCTGGTGGAAAAGTAGTTCGAGTAGTACGTGGCCCAGATCCTGATTGGTATCAAGATGCATTTAATGTAAACGTAGGTCCTACTAATATGAGCTGGGCTATTTCAAAAGCTCGTATGGAATCTTTAAAGATTCATTCATCTGAAACAGCATGGATTGGCAATGGGATAGATCAAGAAATAGACAATAATGGAACTATTGACGATCTTTTTAAACAGCTTGAAAGTTTAGTTAAAAGTCAGGAGTCAAGTCTCCCTGCCGCCAAGGCAGCTTGAGAATATGCAAAATTCTTTGGCAGTTTGCACAAACTGTCTTTAAATTTGTATGTCTACAATTATCTTGATTTCCGTCTATGTGATATACATTAAACTGATCTTTGTACCTGCTAGTATACCCGCATCTATCACATTTGTTAGTTAGCCTGTAACCTGCTTTATACCATTTAGGTTGCCCGTCTTTGCTTCCTCTACTACAATGGTCACACTTTGATCTGTAAAATACTCTATCTTCTTTTTTATAATTGATGGCAACAGGTCTTTTCCTACAAACTTTGCAAAGATCACGCATATCACGCCCTTTTAAGGTCCCTTTGTATCTTATTTAACCAGTTAAAAAACCCAAGAATTCAATAAATAAAACAAAGAATCCATTAAGGAGATTTGGAAAATGGCATTGAATTCACCTGGAGTACAAGTAACAGTTATAGACGAGAGTTTTTACACAAACGCCGCTCCTGGAACTGTACCTTTAATTTTTGTAGCAACAAAAGCCAATAAAAACAACGCATCTGGAACTGGCCTCGCAGCTGGTACGTTGCCTGGTAATGTAGGGAAAGTTTATACTATTACTAGTCAACGAGACTTAACAGATACGTTTGGTACACCTTTATTTTATACTGATTCTAATTCTAATCCAGTGCATGGGGGAGAATTAAACGAATACGGATTGCAAGCCGCGTATAGTGTGTTAGGTGTAAGTTCTAGAGCTTATGTTGTTAGAGCTGATGTTGACTTAGATGAATTGAAGCCTACAGCTTCTGAACCTAAAGGAAAGCCTGCATCAGGAACTTACTGGTTAGACACTGCTAATACTAAGTTTGGTATTGGAGAATGGGATGCTGTTAATAAAGTTTTTATAAACAAAACTCCTTTAATAATCGATGACACTAACAAAGCAGTAGCAAGTTTAAACAAAGTACCTTTATCAAGCTTTGGTAATATTGGTGATTATGCTGTGTACCTAACAGCAGAAAATGACAACGCTATTTTCTTTAAGAACGCTGATAACGTCTGGGTTAAAGTAGGATCAAGCATTCAAACAAACTTTGGTGCTCCTATTGTTGCACCTACATTTACTTCAAATTGCTGGCAAACAAGCTGGCCTGTAGCTATTGGTACTCCTACCGCAGTTGCAGTTAACAGTAAAATAACACTCAATGGTGTAGAAGTTACCTTTGTTGATGTATCTGTAAACGGTATATGCCAGTCAATTAACTCTCAAATGCCTCAGCTAGGCATCGGTGCAAAAAATATTGACGGTAAAATAGCAATTTTTGCAGATGCTACCGCCCAGTCTAATCTGTTGGCTCCACAAGACGGTAAAGTAATTTTAGCAAACGTAACTTCAGGTACGTTACAATCATTAGGTTTAGCCCCTGGTACATACGGTCCTGTTACATTAACTATTGCACCTCATTATCAATTCCCACAATATGCAACACAAGGCGTGGCAACAGGAAGTGTATATATCAAGACAACCAAACCAAACAGTGGTGCAGAATGGATTGTAAAATATTACAACGGTAGTACACAAACTTGGGACTCAGTATCTGCTCCAATCTATCCTACCACACAGGCAGCTATTGCAGGTTTAGATACTACCGGAGGAACTAATATTCCTGCAGGTAGAATATTTGTAGAAAGTAATCCAGACGAGGGCGTAGGAGCTACTCCTCAGTCTCCACAAACAGCAGAGTTTAAAGTATTCAGAAGAACAACTTCTAGTCCTACAACTATTGCAACAACAGTATCTACATCTACAATATTCACTGTAGGTAGTACATTTATTGTTGCAGAAACTGTAGCAAATAGCCCAACATTAGCTTCTGCTAGAACAGTGAATATTACAACAAGTTCTATAGCTGGTTTTGCAGCCGCAGTTAGTGCTGCCGGCCTAAGTAATGTTGTATCAACATTTGATCCGTCAACAAGAGTTCTTACTTTAAGTCACAAGTTAGGTGGTGACATTTATCTAACAGACGGTGCTAATGCTCCGTTAGAGTTAGTAGGATTTTATAATGCTAGTCTACAAACATACACTAGCAACTTATATCCTACAGGGCCTTTTGCAACATATCCATTAAGAGCAAGTAACTGGAAACCAGTAGAATTGCTAACATCTACAGTAGTTGCTTCGGCTAGCTCTCCAAGCACAACACCTGCCAACGGTACATTATGGTATTCAAGTATTACAGATGAAGTTGATATTATGATCCATAATGGTACTACATGGGTAGGATACAATAACGTATACCCTAATGCAAGTCCTAATGGTCCAATTATTAGGGCAACAGCACCTGATAAGGACACCGGTCAAAGCGACGGTACTGCACTTGTAGACGGGGATATATGGATCGACAGTTCAAGCAGTGAAAATTATGGAAAAAATATTTACGTTTGGAGTGCCGCTCAAGTTAAGTGGGTAAAACAAGATTTAGCAGATAACACTAGCCCATCTGGTTGGTTATTTGCTGATGCTCGTTGGGGTCTTACCGGAGTTACCGGTTCTGCGGCAACTATAAAAGATCTTCTAACTAGTAATTTCTTAGATGCAGATGCACCTGATCCTACTTTATATCCACAAGGTATGAGACTATGGAACACTCGTAGAAGTGGTAACAATGTCAAAATGTATAAAACAGACGCCATTGATATCACTGCTAATAATGCACAAAACAAGCGTTTTAACAATGAAGTGATGGACGGTAGTACTGGCCAAGCTAAGTATTCAACTGCACGTTGGGTAAATGCTACAGGTAATAACGCAGATGGTAGCGGTAAATTTGGTAGAATGGCTCAGAGAGGTTACGTAGTAAAAGCTATGAAGTCTCTTATAGATACTAATCAGTCTATTAGAGATACCGATACCCTAGTATTAAACTTAATTGCTTGTCCAGGATATCCTGAAGCTATTCAAAACATGATAGGATTAAACACCAGTCGTGGGTTGACAGCATTCGTTGTAGGCGATACACCAATGAGATTGGCATCTAATGGAACAGACCTCAGAGCATGGGGTTCTAGTACAACTGCATTAGACAATGACGATACCGGCAGCGTAAGCTATGATGAATATATGGGTATGTTCTATCCAAGTGGTCTAACTACAGACAATACTGGTAATACAATTATGGTTCCTGCTAGCCATATGATACTAAGAACTTTTGCAGTTAGCGATCAAAGAAGTTACCCATGGTTTGCTCCAGCTGGTACTCGACGCGGCGGCGTTGATAATGTAACCGCTGTTGGATATTTGAAAGATGGTGAGTTCCAACAGAGCCCATTGCCACAGAATATCCGTGATGTTCTACAAGATGTAAAAATTAATCCAGTAGCAACATTACCAGGTTCTGGCATTGTATTGTTTGGTCAAAAAACTCGCGCTAAGAATGCTAGTAGCTTAGATAGAATTAATGTTTCTAGATTAGTAGCGTACCTAAGACGCCAGCTTGATTTATTAGCTCGTCCATTCTTATTTGAACCTAATGATAGGATTACAAGGAATGAAATTAAGCAATCAGCTGAAAGTCTATTACTAGAATTAGTAGGTCAGAGAGCTCTATATGACTTTATCGTAGTGTGCGATGAGTCCAATAATACTCCTTCTAGAATAGATAGAAACGAGCTATATGTTGATATAGCGATTGAACCAGTTAAATCTGTGGAATTCATTTACATTCCATTGAGATTAAAGAATACTGGTGATATTGCAGCTGGAAGATAATGGTTAAATACAAGGAACAAGGAGCATCTAGATGGCTATTACTAGTTTAAGTAAATTTACAGTACCTCTACCTACAGGGCAGAGTGCTACTTCTCAGGGCTTATTAATGCCCAAATTGAAGTACAGATTTAGGGTGTCTCTAGAAAACTTTGGAATCTCTAAACCTACTACAGAACTAACCAAACAGGTTATGAACGTTACACGCCCTGCTGTTAGCTTTGATAATATTGAATTACACGTATACAACAGTAAAATTAATTACGCTGGTCGTTATACATGGGCAGATATTTCTTTAGTTGTTAGAGACGATGCTACAGGCGAAGTAAGCAGATTAGTTGGAGAACAAATTCAGAAGCAATTTGATTTCTTCGAACAAAGTTCTGCATCCAGTGGTATAGATTATAAGTTTTTGACAAGAATTGAAATCCTAGACGGCGGTAATGGTGCTAACGAACCAAGAGTTTTAGAAACATTTGAATTAACTGGTTGTTACTTACAGAATACTGTATATTCTAACACAGATTACTCAAGCAGTGATCCTATTGACATTACATTAACTATCAAGTACGATAATGCTATTCAAGTTGACGGATCTAATACTCCAGTTGGTATTGGTGGCGCCGTTGGAAGAACTCTAAGAACATTGGCTACCGGTTAATTTGGTTGACTTTGTCTAAAGGCATATATACAATTGCGTATATATGCCTTTTATTTTGGAGTAAATTTTGCCGCAACAGATATATATTCATAAAGAAGAACTTTATGGCCGGCATGAGGTCATTTCTCATGTACAAAAACTAAAACAGAGAACAAATAATTTTACACTAATAGACATTGGTGCTAGCCATAATCCTTTTTCTCCTGACTTGTTAACTCATACCTTTGATCTAAGGCCAAATAATCTTACCGATAAACATAGTTTCTTAGGAGACATTAACCAATACGAAGATTGGCAACAGATATTTGATTATGTTGATCAAAACGGTAAATTTACTTTTTGTAATTGTACTCATACCTTAGAAGACATTGCTTATCCTATGGCTGCATTAAGATACATGCCAAGAATTGCCGAACAGGGGTTTATAGCAGTACCTAGCAAATATTACGAACTACAATATAGAGAAGAATTTAAAGGTGCTATACATCATAGGTGGATTTTTGATCATAAAAACAATAAGCTTATTGGTTACCCTAAAATTAATCTTATCGAAACATTAACTTACTTTCCTTACGGGAAACTTATAGAAGAAAATGCTGAAACTGAACTTAGATTATTTTGGAAAGACACTATAGATTTTGAGATTATAAACAACGATTATCTAGGACCTACTAGAGAAGCAGTTATAGATCTATATAAAAATCTTATGCCTTAAGCAGAAATTACCATAATTTTATTCGAATAAATAAAGTTATGGCTAACGCATTTACACAATTTCTATCTAATTTTGCAGGCGGTGTGTTTGCAGATCAAGGATATCTTAAAGATTATAAACACGCCGCACGTCTTTATGCAGACGAAAACTACGGTCTTGCACCTAAAGCAGGATGGAGTTATTTTGTTGAATTTGCTTTCAATCCTAGAATAAAAGAACGTTTAGTTTTTCCAGCTATAGACCAAACATGGTTTAATAGATATTCCGGTAAAGTTGGATTACTTTGTAAAACTGTAGATCAGCCGAGAGTTTCTATATTAACAGAAACCCTTAATCAATACAATAGAAAATCTGTTGTTCAAACAAAAATTAATTATAATCCTATTAGTATTACATTTCACGATGACATGAATAATGTGACTACTAACTTATGGAAAAATTATTATCAATATTACTATGCTGATAGCAGATACAACGGTATCAGTGTAGGTAATACCAAAGGGCAACATAGAGCAATACCTCAGGCTTTTAGAGATACCAAATATGAAACTAGGGCCTACGCATACGGATTAAACAACGGTCAAACAGAACCATTCTTTTCTTATATTACTATCTACCTATTAAACAGGAAAAAATTTAACACAGTTACTTTGATCAATCCGTTAATCACAGAATGGAATCCGGCAAACTTAGATCAAACCAACGGTCAACGTCTTTTAGATAGTAGAATGACTTTAAGTTACGAAGCTGTCTATTATGATTTAAGCAATATTCCGATATCAAAAGAAAATCCAGGGTTCCAAAAAGAACATTATGACAATAGTCCTAGTCCTTTAAGTATATCGGGAAGAGGAACAAAGAGTATATTAGGACCAGGCGGTTTATTAGCCGGCGCATCTGATATTTTCGGAACACTAACACAAGAAGGTCCGTTAAGTGGTGCTGACCTTTTACGTGTAGCTATACAAGGAAAAAATTTAGTTCAAAATGCTAAATCGATAACTAAAGAAGGACTAAAACAAGAAGGGTATAGTGTTTTAAATGGTGTGTTCGCAGCCGCAGCCACAGGGTCTGGAAGTTTTGTAGACAATGCGGCTACCGCTGCAAGTGCAAAGTTAGCACCTGCAGGCATTGAAATATTTAAAAATATAGACCAATCAAAAAATACTACAGCCCAGCCTAGAAATATAGGCGGTGGAACATGAAAAAATTATACAATAATATTCCTATAGATAAGAATGCAAGCAGCTCAGACTCAACAGTAAAATTGTTTGACAACTATTACGATAGTCCTATTGAATTAGATGGACCTACATTAGACGCTATGACTGCATTCTTTGAAAAAAGAGGTTTTCAACCAACAGCAGCAGAATCAACATCTATTGTAATTCTGTCACAGGCAAAACGAGATGGTCTTAATGCTATTAAAATTTTAGATACATTAAGCGGATTAACTAATGTAGAAATAAGCGGATTAGTAGCAGAAATTTTAAATTACAATAGATTCAAATCTAGCAGTTTAGGTATTGTAATCAATCAACTACCTGCTGACGAAATACAACGAAACATTCTTCCATGAGCTTAAAGTTTGCTAAAGATGCTTACAAACTTAAAAACCCTGACAAATATGTAGGCACAAGAACACCCGTATATCGTAGTTCCTGGGAACTGTCAGTAATGAGAATGTGTGATGAAAATCCAGCCATACAACAATGGGCTAGCGAAAGTGTTAAAATACCTTACAGAGATCCGTTAACAGGTAAAGCCACAGTTTATGTGCCAGATTTCTTAGTTGTTTATATTGATAAAAATCAAAAGAAACATGCAGAGCTTTGGGAAGTAAAACCAGAGAATCAAATGGTTCTAGAAAAAGTAGGTAAAAATCCTTACAACCAAGCTCAATATGTTAAAAATTTAGCTAAATGGGCAGCGGCTAGGAACTGGTGTAAGAACAACGGGCTTATTTTTAGGGTTATTAACGAGCATGATCTTTTCCATAATGGTAAAAAGAAAAGATAAGTAAAAATATGACAAAAAAGCTAGAAGAAATACTAAACATCGAAAGTACTGAAAAAGAGCTAGAAGAGCCTAAGACTGACATCGAAGTTCCTACTATCGATCTTCAAGAAAAACTTGAAGAGTTTGACAAAATATCTGCTGCCCTCCCTAGGGTTAGAGGTTTAGGAGATATCAGTGATGCAGAATTAGATGCATTGGCAGCAAAAGCAGAACAGGCCTACGATGATCTTATGGATTTGGGCATGAACGTTGAAGCCAGGTATAGTTCAAGAATGTTTGAAGTAGCTGCTCAAATGATGAATGCTGCCATTACTGCAAAAACAAATAAGATAGATAAAAAATTAAAAATGGTTGATTTGCAGTTAAAAAAACTAGCTATTGATAAAAAACACGGTGCTTCTGAAAATAATACTGTGGAAGGTGAAGGTTATATAATCACTGACCGCAATAGCATACTAGAAAAACTAAAGAAATTAGGTAAATAAGTGATAGGAAAAAGGTTATGAAAACTTTTAAAGAACATCTATCTGAGAGCAAAAAAACCTATACCTTCAAAGTGAAGGTAGCAGGCGATATGACCAATGAGCAAGAAACTAGCTTAAAATCACTTTTAGATCGCTATGAAGTATCTGGATTTAAAAAGAATGGTAAAACACCTATTCAAGAATTGCCACTAGATTTCCCTCAGTTGAAGAACATGGAAGTTAATATATATGAAGTAACTCTAGCATATCCTACTACTCAGTATGAGTTAGTTGAATATCTAACACATAATCTTCAAATAGGGAAGGATAGATTAGTAGTTAGGAGCCCTAACGAACCTTACGAAGAATACCAAAAGCCTGCAGAACCAAGGACTGAAGCTTTATTAAAAGACCCTGATTATAAAGAATCTCAAAATGCTAATTTTGAAGATTTTTACGGAGACAAATATAATTCTAACTTTGTTAAAGAATTAAATGATATTCTAAAATTACAAAGGAAAGAAAGAGGAGAAGTTATTCCAGAAGCTGCTAATACGGCTCAAGGAACAAAAGACAAAGCATCGTTTAATACAGATGCTCCTCAAAACAATAAAAGTCCTATAGTTCAAGCACAGGATCCAAGGAAATAATTATGCAAATGATAGATGTTTTAAAAAGACTAGCAGAGTTAGATGATCAAAATCCCAGAGTCTATAAGGACACTGAAGTTCTTAATAAAGAAACATTAGATGAATGCGGCATGATGCCCGGTTCGTCTACTCCTGCTTCAATTAATATAACAGCAGGAAGCGGAGAAGAATTAAGTCATATGCTTCAAGACATTATGAGTTTAGCAGGTGTACATCAGCATAAACCTGAACAATCAATGTCAGCTGGCCCAGATATGGACAGTATGAGACAAATGATCGACAGTATGAATGAACCAGCAGAAGAAGGCCTATTAGGTACAATGGCTGGTGCAGGAATCGGAGCTGCTGTTGGAGGACCTCTAGGGGCTGCTGTTGGCGGCGCAGCTGGAGATGCTATAACAGGAGACAAAGAGGAACAAGAGGAAGGATTTGATAATGAACCAGAAGATCCTAACGATGTTCCAGCTTTTGATACTAATAAATTCGCCTACGATCCTAATGACGGTGATCACAGGGAAAGACAGGCAGGCTTGGCAAGAGCACATCCTATGGAAACTACGGAACAAAAATTATATAGAGAGTATCAAGAGTTCATTGCGGAAGGTAAAAAGGCCAAGTGTAATCATACACCAAAAGGCAAGGAGTGTCCGGTACACGGCCTTAAAGAGTGTGGAACAATGTAAGAAGCACTCGCTTCAAATAGGCTCTTCGGAGCCTATTTTTTTCTGTAAATAAACATATGGCGCTGAAAAATATAGATCAGTTGGTCAAAAAGGCCAACGCAACCCAAAGATACTCAGAAGATCAAATTCAAGATCTACTGTCTTGTTCTGATGCTTTAACTGGGCCGAGATTTTTTCTAAGTAATTACTTTTTTATTCAACATCCAACACAGGGTAAATTAAAATATACGCCTTATGGATACCAAACCGAATTGCTAGATAGCTATCACGGCCATAGGTTTAGTGTGAATATGCTAGGCCGTCAGATGGGTAAAACTACAACGGCCGTTGGTTACTTACTTTGGTATGCAATGTTTGTACCAGACAGTACTATATTAATTGCCGCTCACAAATACACCGGCGCTCAGGAAATTATGCAACGTATTCGATATGGCTATGAATTATGCCCTGACCATATACGATGCGGTGTAACTAGCTATAACAAACAAAGTATAGAATTTGATAACGGTTCACGTATTGTTGCACAGACTACTACAGAAACAACAGGCCGTGGTATGTCTGTATCGTTACTATACTGTGATGAGTTTGCTTATGTAGAACCTAACATAGCAGTCGAGTTTTGGACTTCTATTTCGCCTACACTAGCTACTGGTGGTAAGGCAATTATTACTTCGACTCCTAACTCAGATGAAGATCAGTTTGCAATGATATGGAACGAAGCAAACAAGAAATTTGACGAATACGGAAATGAACAAGAATTAGGACGGAACGGTTTCTTTCCTTATATGGCCATATGGAGCCAGCATCCGGATAGAGATGAAACATGGGCAGAAACAGAGCGTAGTCGTGTAGGAATCGAAAGGTTTGAACGAGAACATGAATGTAAATTCTTGATTTTTGATGAAACTCTTATTAGTAGTTTAAATCTAGCCAAATTAGAAGGTAGAGAGCCTATAATGCGTATGGGCCAAGCTAGATGGTATAAAGACATAGACGTAGCCTCCACATACATCGTAAGTTTAGATCCTAGTCTAGGCACTGGCGGCGATCCTGCCGCTATACAAGTTATAGAAATTCCTAGTCTGATACAGGTAGCAGAATGGCAGCATAACAGCACTCCTGTGCAGGCGCAGGCTAGAATATTGCGAGATATTTGTAAGTTTATCGATGATAAATTTACTGCAAAAGGTAGCCAAAGCAGTATATATTTTAGTGTAGAAAATAATTCAGTTGGTGAAGCGGCCCTAGTAGCAATCAGCGAAATAGGAGAAGACACATTCCCTGGACTCTTCTTAAGCGAACCAATTAAAAAAGGTCATGTACGCAGATTTAGAAAAGGTTTTAACACCACACACAGCTCAAAGATTACTGCCTGTGCTAAACTAAAACAACTCATAGAAACTGACAATATTAAAGTTAATAGCAAACCGCTTATTAGCGAACTTAAAACTTATGTAGCTAGAGGCATAAGCTTTGAAGCCAAAACAGGACACCACGACGACCTTGTATCGAGCTTATTGTTAGCAGTAAGAATGATTATGATATTACAGGACTGGGATCCTAGTGTTTATGATAAAATGCGAGATCACAGTGGCCTAGAAGAATACGATATGCCCTTGCCAGTTTACATATCTACATATTGATAAATAGCTTTATGAACTCAATACACATAATCAGCCAAGACGTTTTTGATAAAATACGCTCTAGATTCAGCAACCTTGAAATGGGTGACGAAACTGGCGCCGTAACCTCTGATCCTAAAAAAGCAAGATTTTTTGATTTTGACTTTGTTGCTGAAAATGAAAATCTTGGTCGAGTAAGTATTAGTATAAATGAGTTAGGCTCACTTAAAATTTTTTATAGCCAGGGCATCCTCGAAGACACAGAATCTTTTGTAAAAACCGTTTGGTACGATTTCTTAAGAGAAATGCGTATGTTTGCTAAACGACGTTTGCTTAGATTTGATACTAGAGACATTACTAAGAGTCACTTAGATAAAAATGATTTTCAGTATCTAGCTGCTACTGGACAAAAGGACGAAACAACCATGCAAGAAAGTAAAATGTTCGGCAGTTCAAAAAGCTCATATCTGCCTTTAGAGAAAACAAAACTTATTGTTCGACATAATAAGCCAGTTGATGAAACACAGATTGGTGCAAGAAGTAGGCGTCATAACATTAAGGCACTTTATATTGAAAATCAAGATGGTGAACGATTCAAATACCCATTTGAACACCTAGCAGGTGCTAAGGCTATGCAACGTCATGTGGCTAACGGTGGCAGGCCTTATGATGACGTAGGTAAAAAAATTATAGAAATGAGTCAGCATATTGCTGAACTAGCAGCCTTTAAACGTCATGTTCATGGTCATGATAAAATGAATTATGAAGTTAATGAAATTACAGAAAAAGCTGACGGAAAATTACAGAACCTAAAACAGACTATGGAGAATCTTTGCAAACAGGGATTTTATGAAAGATGGAAAGATTCTGTACAACCGTATAATGATGACGAACAAATGGTTCTAGATCAGGCAACCATGGAAGATTATAAATCTAAATTTACAGTTAAATCTTTTAAAGAAGACTTAACGCAATTCTTTCCGCTGATTCACAGAATCATGCAGGAAACAGGCACTATTGAATTAGAAAATTATGTAAATGAAACTGATTCGAAAGAATATTGCGATGCCTGTGATCGTCCCGCTAAAGACTGTATCTGTGACGATGTTAAAGAAGGTACGTTTGATGAATTTGTCGAATGGGCTAACAGAGTTGAAGAAGGCAGAATAGAGCCAGATACACTAATGTCGCTGAAAGAATTAGTAGAGGCCGGATTAACATTAGGCGTAGACGGTGTTAGTGCTATTGAGGCATTACAAGGCATAGGTATACACGATGAGGGATTAGAAAACGCATTAGTAGAATTATCTAAAGTAAATGCTGGCGCTGACCCTATCCCTACAATTAAAGCTTGGTTAACAAAAGAAGATCCAGAAGCCGCAGAAGAATTAGGATTAAAATCCAATGAACCAGCAACACAAGAATCCGGTGAAGGGTTAGAGCAGACAGAAGAAAGAGAACCAAATCTAAGAGAGATTGCAGAAATGGTTAAATCTTTTTATGACAAAGAAACTGGAAAATTTCCAAAAGGTGAGACTGGCGTAATTGTTCATGTTAAAAAAGAACTAGGAGACAGAGCAGGAGCACTAGCAGAAAAATTAGTACATAAGCTTATGTCTGAGGGACCTGCTGTAGACGCCTATATGGCCGGAAAAAGTCCAGCTATTGCTAATTTCGCTGCCCATTTAGATAAAAACAGAGATCAGTCCGAAGAAGGTAATGCATTTGGGGCTGCGGCCAGTGCGGCCGACCCAGGCGAAAAATTCAAAGTTGGCGATCAAGAATATATCAAATCTGAGGACAATCCCCAGCATAGTCATCAATATAAAACTACAATGAAACATGCTGATAACCCAACAGTTCAACAACGTATGGCTGCACACGATATCAACCCGGGTATTGCTGGATATAAAGATCGTGTTGATCTATTAAAAGATTTGGAAAGAACTGGAAAGCTCAAAAGTGAAGGATTGGAAGATAAAGAAATGGAACGTATAAAAATTTTATCTGGTTTGGTAAAATAAATCAATTATCAGCAGTCATTTAGGTTGCAGAACTAAATAAAAGTGCGTATAGTTAACTATATGCACTTTTTCTTTTTAGTCAGTGGGCTAGAAAGAAGTGGCAAAACAAAGGCATAACATTAAGGAGAAACATTATGGCAACTTTGGCAGAAATTCGTGCGAAACTTCAACAGGCTTCCCAGCAGCAAGGCGGAAGCGGCGGCGGTGATAATGCAATTTTTCCACATTGGAATATTGCAGAAGGAACAACTACTACAGTTCGTTTCCTACCCGACGGAGACTCTAATAACACTTTCTTCTGGATTGAACGAGCAATGATTAAATTGCCCTTCGCCGGAATCAAAGGTGAAACAAATTCAAAACCAACTCAAGTTCAAGTTCCGTGCATGGAAATGTGGGGCGAAACCTGTCCTATTCTTACTGAGGTTCGTCCTTGGTTTAAGGACAAGAGTTTGGAAGATATGGGTCGTAAGTATTGGAAGAAAAAATCTTATCTATTCCAAGGCTTTGTTGTAAACACTGACCTTAAAGAAGATAAAACTCCAGAAAATCCAATTCGTCGATTCATTATTGGTAGTCAAATTTTTAATATTGTTAAAAATGCTCTCATGGACAGTGAGATTGAAGAACTGCCTACTGATTTGGTACGTGGTTTGGATTTTAAGATTGCTAAAACTAGTAAAGGTGGCTATGCTGATTATTCTACTTCTACTTGGGCTCGTCGCGAACGTGCGCTAAGTGAGGCAGAGCAGGCAGCAATTGCACAACATGGATTGTTTAAACTCAGCGACTTCCTACCGAAGAAGCCAGGCGAAGTTGAACTCAAAGTTATCAAGGAAATGTTTGAAGCATCGGTAGATGGTGAAGCATTTGACATGGAACGTTGGGGGCAATATTTTAAGCCAGCCGGTATGGGAGGAAACAGTGAAGGTGGTGCTACTGCCAAGGCTGCTCCGGCTCCTGTTAAGGCTGCTCCAGCTCCTCAAGCTAGCCAAACTACAGAGGAAGATGATCCTCCATTTGAACCAGATAATAAACCCGCAAAGGCAGAAAGTTCATCCAATAACAGTGAGGCAACAAGTCGAGCCGCTGATATTTTGGCGATGATTCGTAACCGCAATAAGCAATAATTGGGGGATGATAAAATGGGAAAAGCATTTGACATCTCTAAATTTCGCAAAAGCATTACTAAGTCTATCGACGGTTTGGGTATTGGGTTTAATGATCCTACAGACTGGATTTCTACTGGCAATTATGCTCTCAATTATCTAATTTCTGGGGACTTCTTCAAAGGAGTTCCCCTTGGCAAAGTTACAGTGTTTGCCGGAGAAAGTGGTGCAGGTAAATCATATATCTGCTCCGGCAATATTGTAAGACACGCTCAAGAACAAGGTATTTTTGTAGTATTAGTTGACACAGAAAACGCTCTTGACAAGGATTGGTTGCAGGCATTAGGTGTGGATGTTTCTGAAGAGAAACTATTCAAACTTAATATAGCAATGATCGATGATGTAGCAAAAACTATAAATGAATTTATGAAAGAATATAAGGCCATGCCCGAAGGCGAGCGTCCTAAAGTTCTTTTTGTCATTGATAGTTTAGGTATGTTGTTAACTCCCACTGATGTAAATCAGTTTGAAGCTGGTGATTTGAAAGGTGACATGGGTCGTAAACCTAAAGCATTAACAGCTTTAGTGCGTAACTGTGTAAATATGTTCGGTTCTTATAATGTAGGATTAGTTGCTACTAATCATACCTATGCAAGCCAGGATATGTTTGACCCCGATGATAAAATTTCAGGAGGTCAAGGATTTATCTACGCTTCAAGTATTGTAGTGGCCATGAAAAAACTCAAACTCAAAGAGGATGAGGATGGTAATAAGATATCTGATGTTGTAGGTATTCGAAGTGCATGTAAGGTTATGAAAACTCGTTATGCAAAACCTTTTGAATCAGTACAGGTTAAGATTCCCTATTCAACAGGTATGAGTCCGACTAGCGGATTAGTTGACATGTTTGAAAAAATGGGAGTTTTATCTAAAGTTGGTAACAAACTCGCGTATACTAATAAAGAAACAGGCGAGATTGTAGCCGAATTCCGTAAGAACTGGACTGAAGAAAAACTGACGCTAATAATGCAACAATGGGACGAAAATTCAGTTGGCAAAAATCCTAGTGAACTAATTGAAACAGAGGAAGCATGATGGACGAAAGTTTAGTTATGGAAATATGGGATACATTCCGCGAATATATCCCAGATAAAAACAAAGAAATGGCAGCAAATCAATTTGTCGACTTTCTTTTAGGTAAAGATTTAGAAGCTTCTGACCTCGAGAGTTTTATGGGCTATGATCCTCATCTAGATGAAGCAATTAAAACTGTTTTAGATGAGGAATCTGAGTATGAAGATGAAGAGTCTGACGACGACTGGGGCAATGACGTAGACGAGGACTATTAATGTCTCAATGGTACGCCAAAGTAAGTAAGGATATTTCTTACTTACCCCCATGTTTAGATTTTTATTATGATGAACTAGGTCAAGCAAGGCTAGAAGTTAAAATTCATGGGAACATTGAAAAATCTAGCTCTGCTTTGCCCGGTATTGTTGAACATCGATTTAATCAACTTCAAGAAATTGAAGCAATATTAGAATATCTTAATATTGAGTTAAGAAGAATTCGTTCAAAGTCATTTAAAAAATATTTAGAAAACTATCAACGAGCACTGAGCTCGAGAGATGTTGAAAAATACGTCGACGGAGAAGCCGATGTAGTTGATATGGAAAAAGTTATTAACGAATTTGCTCTACTTCGAAATCAATGGCTCGGTATTGTCAAAGGTTTGGATATAAAACAATGGCAATTAAGTAATATTATTAAACTTAGAACTGCTGGATTAGAGGATGCCTCTCTTTAAAGACTCGGACTTGAGTCTTTTTTGTTTTTAGTGTATAATAAATTATGTTTGTAGAAGATATCATTCATAGATTAGCCAACAGTGGACCATTTTTATTCACCGGTCCAGTTATACGTGTCAGTTCTATTGACCAAAACCTGATCAATAGCCTCTCAGATCAACTGTCTAGGGGTAACGGTTTTACAGAAAAACAATCTGTACTTGCATTACGGTTAATTAACAAGTATTGGATGCAGTTAGAAGCGGCATTAAAAATTAATATTACTAAAATTACTTTAAATCCGCAATATAAACTTCCTATGCGAGTTTTATCAACGATAAAGACCGTTAAAATATCAGAAAGTGCTCAGTCAACCGGTTCTGCTATTCAGGTCGTATTCCCATATGACGAAAATTTAGTTGCAATTATAAAAAATTATAAAAAAGAAACTAGAGACAATTATATAAATTGGAACGGTGAAAATAAATCCTGGGATTTCCCATTAAAGGAAGAGTACTTGCATTGGATCAAACAAACATTGACTCCGTTGAACTTCGATTTTGACGAAAAAATCAAAGAACTGTTTGTTCAAATTGAACATATTGAAAAAAATATCGAAAATTATGTTCCTATGTTAGTTTTTGAGGATAATAAATTTCTTTTCAAAAACACACATACAAATATTCCTCAACCTACTTCTACAGATTTAATAGATGTGATGATTGAGGCAAAAAAATACGGAATTTTTACCTGGAGTGAAGATATAAATCTTGCTTTAGAACAATTAGACATAAACGAGTATCTAAAAAAATATCTTTTAGACAGCAATGTGAGAGTTTTGCCGTCTGGAACAGAAAAACTATCTTTTGACGATGTAAAATCTATAGCAAAATATAATTTACCATGTTTAGTAGTTCTTCCGGGAGGTTCAGAATATGCACATCTCAAGACCTGTATAGAGATGTTCAAAGATTCGGGCATCTTATCAGAAGAAATGACTGTTTTGTTTAGACTTGATAATTCAACAAAGAAAGATTTTAACGTTTTTGTAAAGGATTCTAATTTAAACAATCCATTAAGTGAAAAAATTAAGGTAGTGTTTATATCTGGTAAAATTCCTAAGCCTTTAATTGAATCAAAGATTAATTTTCCGGTTATAATTAACTTTGGTATAAGCGGAGTACATTATACTTTGTCAAATTATCTAAAAAATCATCATTTTGTAGTAAACTATACACTTAAGGAGCAAGATTTTGCCAAGCTGTAAAGTTATTATTAAAGATGAGGTTAATGTTAAGATTGAAAATTTACATCTTGACACAAGAAAGGCCTTGGTGCGTAAATTTAAGTACGAGGATCCTACTGCAAGATTCCGACCAGCCTACAAATTGGGTCGCTGGGACGGGACTGTAAGCTTTTTTGGGCTCGGTGGCACAACCTATCTGTCAATGTTACCCCAGGTTTTAGAATTCTTAGAAGAAAAAAATTATTATATAGAACTAGAAGATCATAGAAACAATACTGATCTAAAATTTGTCGAAATTTCCAGTGATTTTTGGGGTGAAAAACGGTGGCCAAAAGGACATAGATTTGAGGGAGAGTTGATAAGACTTAGAAATGACCAAGTAGAAGTTATCAACAAATTTTTAGAAAATCCTCAGTGTATACAAGAAATTGCCACAGGCTTTGGAAAAACCATAACCACAGCAACTTTGGCAAAAATCTGTGAAAAATACGGTCGTACTATCACCATCGTGCCAAATAAAAGTTTGGTAGAACAAACCGAAGAAGACTTCATTAACGTAGGTTTAGATGTAGGTGTGTATTACGGAGACAGGAAAGATCTTAATAAAACACATACTATTGCAACTTGGCAAAGTTTGAACATTTTAGAGAAAAAATCTCATGATTTTCCTGACGAAATTGTCACTTTGGCTGAATTTTTAGAAGGTATTGAATGTGTTATGGTTGATGAGGTACACATGGCTAAAGCCGAAGTACTTAAAAAATTATTAACACAAAATTTGAGCCATGCACCAATACGATGGGGACTTACAGGAACAGTTCCTAAAGCAGATCATGAGTTTCAAAGCCTTAAGGCCAGTCTAGGAGAAGTGGTAAATCGAGTAGCTGCACACGAACTTCAAGAGAAAGGTGTCCTTAGCGAATGCCATGTTCAAATCATACAAACGGCAGAATGGAAAGAATTTAAATCTTATGCTGAAGAACTAAAATACCTAGTTACTGATGAAACAAGAATGACCTGGATTAGCCAACTAATCAATAAAATCTCAGAATCTGGAAATACATTGGTGTTGGTTGACAGAATTGAATCAGGACGTATAATAACAAATAGTATAGCTGATTCTGTTTTTATATCAGGAGAAGTGAAGACTAAAGATCGAAAAGAAGAGTATGACGAAATTAGGACCGCAAATAACAAAATTATTGTTGCAACATATGGTGTTGCGGCTGTTGGCATTAATATTCCTCGTATATTTAATTTGGTCCTCTTGGAGCCTGGTAAATCGTTTGTTAGAGTTATCCAATCAATAGGAAGAGGAATTAGAAAGGCAGATGACAAAGATTTTGTTCAGATATGGGATATCACTGCTGGTGCAAAATACGCTAAACGCCACCTCACTGAAAGGAAAAAATTCTATAAAGAAGCCAAGTATCCATTTACGATTGACAAGGTAAAATACATATAATGCAGATATTAACATTAGATAACAAAACATTCTACTTGAATGATTTGCCGGATGAATTAGAGGAAGATTTAAGATTTTCAGTATTAGACAATAGTGATAATCAAAATCCAGATTATTTTTTTATTCCTTTAATCTTTCTCGAAAGTTTTACAGGACCGGCTGTAGTTTTAAAAATAGGTCCTCATGAACTTACTATGCCATTAGATTGGTGTACCATAGTCGGAGATCCAGAAGGTCCAGATATGGAAGTTCTTCCGATCACTAGTTTAAATGATAGAGGATTTAAAACATTCTGTTTCAATCCTTTGTCCAGTTTCAGGCCCGAATTTCATGAAATTGACATTATTAATGTATACCAAGATGTAAAGTGGTATTTTCCTAAGATGCGTCCCGGGCAACTATTATGCACTCCATTACATGGAGGAGAAAATCCTCTCTGCGCATATTTCGTCAAAGAAGTAAGCAGACAATGTGAAATAGTAGATTATACTAAATGTTGGTGATCTATGGGAACGCTAAGACCTGGAGCAACTATTGTATATGAAACACCAGATAACGGAAAAACTATCTATGGTAGATACGAAGGTGAAACTGAGAGATTTATTGTAGGGCAAAACATTTCCACTAGGCATGATCCTTTAGAAGATCATGAAAGAAATCTTTGGTACGAGATAAGACAGACCGCTAAAACTGATCCTGCTTTACAAAAAGAATTAGATCGTGTAAAATCATTGTATTACCTTAAATTAAAAGACAAACCTTTATTTTGGCATCCGGTATAAAATGGCAGCAAAGTTAGATATTAAAAGAGAACTTAAGGCAGTAGATCTAAAAAATTACGACTTCTATAGTAATCTCACAGATGAAGAAAAGAAATCGTTCAGCCCCTATATATTAATGAGATACACCAGTAATGTACAGGGTGATAGAGAAATACAAGAGTGGTTTCTAGAAATGACTAACGAAGCAGTGAATAAGAATCACTGGCTGTTAAGTAAGCATCATAAGAATTTACTATGGAAATTATTTGCTACTACAGGAGCAGGTATAAGCTGTTACCATCCCTATTTGGCCGCCGGAAAAAAAGAAAAAATTAATAAAATAGAAAAACTTTTAGCCGAATTAAAACCATCAATGAAAATAGATGAAATAAAATTACTTGCTAAAATGATGACGGCTGAAGATATAGAAGATCTATTTGATAGTTTAGGTTTTGATAAGAAACAGAGAAAAGAGTACGAATAAAATGATAGCACTAGTCGAACAACCGTTTGATTGCGTACACTGTGGCAAGAGTTTTATGAAGGAAAAAACTCTAATAGCTCATATGTGTGAAAACAAAAGAAGATTTTTGCAACGCGATGAAAAACGTGTTCAAACTGGTTTCTATACCTATACAAAATTTTATCAAACTACTCAAAATAGTAAAAAACAAAAAACCTATGAGGATTTTTGTAAGAGTTCGTATTATAATGCATTTGTTAAGTTTGGTAGTTATATTAACAATATTAATCCTTTATACCCAGAAAAATATATTGACTATGTAATTAAATCTGGTGTTAAATTAGATCATTGGTGCAGAGACGAACTATACGAAACTTACCTCTATGACATAATTAAAAAAGAGCCAGTAGAAAGTGCCGTACAAAGAACAGTTCAAAATATGATGGCCTGGGCAGATGTTAGCCAGGCAGAATTCAATCACTATTTTCTTTATGTAAATCTTAATAAAGCAGTTCACGATATCAAAGATGGTAAAATTAGTCCTTGGGTCGTATTAAATTGTAAGAGCGGCAAGGATATGTTGAATAAATTTACTGATGAGCAGCTAGATCTTATTTCTCCTGCGCTAGATGTAAGCTACTGGCTTAAAAAATTTAAATCATTGCCGGCTGATGTAATGTTGGTCAAAGAAATTTGTAAGGAGGCGGGTATATTATGAATGTTGCATATCTATTTCATGGACATTCTAGAACATGGAATCAGTGTTATCAAAGTTTTTTTGAAAAAGTTTTTAATCATATGCCTGGGGATATCTATATCCATACCTGGGATAAAGTTAATGCCAAGGCAGGATCTTGGTGGAACGGATATGGTCATTTACGTGGACACAATTTAGAAATATCATTACGGGATGCCGATTTGTCAGGAATCTTTGCCGCCTATCGTCCTAAAAAAATGATAGTAGAAGAACATCCTCAGCCTGATATTACTCAATATAATTTTCCTGCACACATAGCAGACCAAGCACCTGCTATAATGGGTATAAAATGTATGCTAAAATCAAGAAGAACAGTTTTTGAAGAGGCTATGAAGGAAAAAACTTATGATAGACTCTTTAGTCTACGTATGGACATTGAGTTTCTTAATAATATAGATGTTGAAGAATTTAAACAAAATTTTTTATATAGACCTAATAAGCTAGACAACATAGATTTATGGAATCAAGGATCTCCAGACGGTATTGACATACTGTCAAAATATTATTACAATATAGATACACACTGGTTTAACAATTCAAGTATTCATAATCCTTTTTATGAAATGAGATTGTCAAGCTTCTTAGGAGAGAATGGAATTCAAATTGATCATCCTGGATTTGCTCATTTTAACGGTGGTGGTCCAAAAAACATTTCAATGAAAGAATCAACCTTAGAAGCTAAAATGGTAAGATTATTTTAATATGCCAGATATTGATATTGATTTTTTTGATAGAGAAATAATTCTAGAAAAACTAGATCACATTCGTGCCTCTAGACAAGAAAACAACGAACTAAAAAAACATAACACTGGTGTTTATTTCCAACCAATACCTATAAATCCTTTTTTAGGAATAGCCTCTATAGATCATAAAGAAGCTGATCAAAGAGGTTATTTTAAATTGGACTTTTTAAATGTAAACATATATAAAGATATACGTAGCGAAGAACATCTAAATGAATTGTTAAACAAGGAACCATTATGGGATTTACTGGAACAGGACGATTTCGTCAACTTGCTCTTTCACGTCAACGGACATGGTTCGATCTTAAGAAGTATGAAGCCAAGGACGATACCCCAACTTGCGGCAGTTTTGGCAATGATTCGCCCCGCGAAACGTTATCTGATTGGGAAAGACTGGAATATCGTGATGAACGAGATATGGACTAAACCTCAGGGCGACGAGTATTATTTTAAAAAATCACACGCTACTGCTTACGCAATGGTGATCGTAGTTCAAATGAATTTGATCTGTGAACAGATCAGTTACGAGTTTTCTTAGGATTCCTAACAAGCTGAATAGACTTTCTCTTTATTCTTTTTTCAGCTATATCACCTAAATTAACTGTAGGACCAAAAACTACTTCTACATCTTTACTGTTAAATGTTTTGATGTAGGGTCTAAAAACTATCATATCTTGTTTTAGAAAAATATTAATAGGTATTTTCCTATTACTCTCCCACCACCATACTTCGCCAAGTTCTAAAAATTGGTTTTTTTCTTGGTCGGTTTTTATAGAAGCATAGTCATATATGCTAGTTACGTGATTGTCAAAATTAATAATTATTCCTAGATATTCAGTATCTGTACATTTTATACAGGTCATAAAAGGATAATTTGTTTGGAAGCTGTTCTTGGCTGTCATTATTGAATAAATACGCTTATGCAGAAATTACCAGTCTATTTATACACCAATTTGTTCGAAGTAGTGCTAGATCTGGACAATAACAAAGGGATACATCAGATTATGTACCAACGACCTTTACAAATACAAAAAGGAATTAAAACACCTGTACAGATTCAATTTAAGAACAGCGATCAAAAGCTCTTAAATATTAGCTCTTCTACTTTTATAATGCAGGTAACAGATCCTATAGACAACAGGACTTTACTTTCAAAAACAGTTGATATTCTAGACGACGGAGTTACCTTCAGTCTTAAAGGATTGGCAAAAGTTACATTTACAGAAGCAGAAACATTGGAATTAGATAAGAAAAGTTATAATTTCAGTTTCCTAAAATTAGACACAGACGGCAGTTATATTCCTGCCTACAGTGATGTGTATTATGGTGTAAGTGGTACATTGGAAATTAAATCTGATATCTATCCTGCTGCTAATGCCAGTAAAGAAGTTACTGTTTTTCAAAGATTTTACAATACTGATCCTGGAAAACTATATTGGGAATATTACTCAGGTAATATAGATGCTGACCCGGAATTACAAACAGGACCTGCTCTCCATACAGTGGCAGTATATATGACCAATTATAAAGGGTCAGTTTACATAGAAGCAACTATGGATAATAGCCCTAGCACATTTGGCGATTATACAATAGTAGCCAACGGGCAATATAGAACGGCAACCACTGATGTAAAATATTTTAATTTTAATGGGGTCTTTAGCCACATTCGAGTAAGACACATTCCGGATAAGGATCCGGGTACAGGACAAAACGATAATCCTGCTTTAACTGGTACAGTTGACAAAATATTGTACAGAAGTTAAACTGTATGCATGAATCTTATTCAGCAAACCGTTAATCAATTCTTACCTTTAAAAAAGAAAAATACTCCAAGCGGTTGGATAAGTTTTAACGCACCTTGTTGCCACCACAGAGGTGAAAATGTAGATAAACGTATGCGAGGCGGTCTCCTTTTTTCAGGAGAAGGTTTTCAATATCATTGTTTTAACTGTAATTTTAAAGCTGGTTGGACTCCTGGAAAATTGTTCAGCAAGAACAGTAAAGAACTGTTAAAATGGTTCGGTATTCCAGATAGTGAAATTCAAAAGTTAAATTTGGTAGTGTTAAAGACCAAAGAAGATATACCAAAGCCAGAAAAGATAATATCGTTTGATCTAGAAGAACGGCCTTTACCAGACGGCACAGTAAAGATATCTGATCTATTAAACGCCGGATATCAAGATGAGAATTTTTTACAGGTTGTAGAGTATCTGCTAATTAAAAGAAAAGTGGAACTAGAGTGGTTTGACTGGATGTGGACAGATGCCGCAGGATATAATGACAGAGTAATTATTCCTTTTTATAATCAAGGCAAAGTTGTAGGTTGGACTGGAAGAAAGATTTCAGACGGAAAGCCTAAATATCTAACCAGTGCCCAACCGGGCTATGTTTTTAATATTGATCGTCAAAATGTAGATAGAAAATATATCATAGTTGTAGAAGGTCAGTTTGATGCTATAGCTGTTGATGGCTGTGCTATTATGCATAATGAACCTAATGATACTCAGGTTGCTAGGATTAACCAACAGAACAAGGAAGTAATTGTAGTACCTGATAAAGATAAACCCGGGGCAAAGTTAGTCAAGGCCGCATTAGAAAACAATTGGTCTGTGAGCCTACCAGATTGGGGTGCAGAAATTAAGGATGTTGCAGATGCTGTGAAAATCTACGGAAGATTGTATACTTTATATTCTATACTGCAATACAGAGAATCAAATAAAATAAAGATAGAACTTATTAAGAAAAAGTTAGAAAATTTACATGAATAAGAAACAACAAAACAAACCAAACTATGATTCTGATATGCAGAAACTCTACTTAGAAATGTTTCTATCAGATGCCGAAACTTTTATACGTTGTCAAAATATATTTGACCCAGAAAACTTTGATCGCAAATTAAAAGAAGCCGCAGAGTTTATGACTACCTATGTAGACAAATATAAGGTAGTTCCTGAAACAGATATTATTAATGCAGCCTGTAAAACTGATCTCAAGACTGTTTCACTGCCCAAGGAAAACTACGAATGGTTAATGGAGGAGTTTGAAAACTTTAGTAGACATAAAGGATTAGAACGTGCTATTTTAAAATCTGCAGATCTGTTAGAAGCAGGCGATTATGGTCCGGTAGAAAAGTTAATCAAAGATGCTATCCAGATTAGTTTGAACAAAGACATGGGCACAGACTACTTTGAAGATCCTAGGGCCCGCCTTACTAAACTCAAAGACGGAAACGGACAGATATCTACTGGGTGGCCTAGTATTGATAAGAAGTTGTACGGTGGATTCAATAGGGGTGAGCTTAATATTTTCTGTGCAGGATCAGGTGGTGGTAAGAGTTTGTTCTTAGCTAATCTTGGTGTCAATTGGGCATTGCAGGGTTTAAACGTGCTATACCTTACATTTGAATTAGCAGAAGGTTTAGTGTCAATGCGTTTAGATTCTATGACCACAGGTATTGCTACTCGAGAAGTTTTTAGAAACATCGACGACGTAGAACTTAAAGTTAAAATGTTGGGAAAAAGCGCAGGAAACATACAGATCAAGTATATGCCTTCAGGGAAAAATTGTAACGATATTAGGTCATATTTGAAGGAATATCAGGTCAAAAAAGGCCATAAACCAGACGTAATTTTAATAGATTACCTGGATTTGATGATGCCTTTGTCTGTGAAGGTATCGCCCAGTGATTTGTTCGTAAAAGACAAATATGTATCAGAAGAGATTAGAAACCTAGCGATGGAGACGCAGTGCATCACTGTTACAGCTTCACAGTTAAATCGTTCAGCAGTAGAAGAAATCGAGTTTGATCACAGTCATATTTCAGGAGGCCTGTCAAAGATTATGACAGCAGATAATGTGATTGGTATCTTTACCAGTCGTGCTATGAAAGAACGCGGACGTTATCAAATACAGTTTATGAAAACTCGTTCAAGTTCTGGTGTAGGACAAAAGGTAGATTTAGAGTTTAATGTAGAAACTCTGCGTATTACAGATCTAGGAGAAGACGGAGACAGTCAATCAAGTTACAGTCCGGGACCTAAACCTCAGACCAACGGTAGTGGAATTTATAGTAATTTAAAACGTACCAGCTCTGTTAGCACAGTGACCAGTGTAGACCCTGATACAGGAGAAATTACTGAAGTCGATCCTACACAGGGTAGTTCTGCTCCCAAAGTCAAAGCGGATGTAGGCGGTAGTAAACTGCGGGCTATGTTGGCAAATCTTAACTCAGAACGAGATTAAAACCATTCTTTAACTTCTAGATTAACCGCGGTCTGTAGGCTGCGGTTCCATAGCTCTCTGCCATCGCTTTCAAATATTTCAGATGAAGCAGGAGCGGTTAACCATCTGTGCTGTGGCGTCCAAGGAGCCTGTCCGGACATTTCCCCTTCTAATTGTCCAGAACCCCAAGCACTAAGACCGCAGATAATTCTATATTGATCAGGGCCTTCATTTCTACTAATAGCTGCCAATATACTGATATCATTGGTCATTGATATATTATCAGTGATAGGTTGAGTGCTGTGACTAAACCATTCTGAACTGTGTAATACAGCTACCTTACTTCTTTCCACAGGCCCGCCGATGTACAAGGGATCAGTAAAGTTTTTATGACGTTCTATGCCCACACTGTCTAAAAGATCGTTGAGCGTCATAGCATCGCCGTCAAATTTTTTATTCAGTATCAAACCCCAGGATCCATGATGAGCATGGCTGACCAGCAGTGTCACAGTTTCTGTGAAAAAACTGCTGACACATCGGGGCTGGGCTATTAACAATTTTCCAGTATAGTTTAGCTGTACCATACACGTATTTACCGCATAAATACCCATATGACTAATAAGATTGTTCCTGTGGTACAGAATACAGCATTAAACCCTAAACTTTGGGAGCCTAGCGGTCAGTTACAGCCCAGAGTCAAAAAAGCTTTGATGAAAATTGCTGAGAAGTTTGTTGAGTTCTTGGACTTTGAAATTGCTATCAAAGATCTGCAGATCACGGGCAGTCAGGCCAATTACAACTACACAGAATTTTCAGATCTTGATTTACATATCATAGTTGACTACAGAGAAATAACCTGCGATCAACCTGTGGAAGATCTATTTGATACCAAACGAAAACTATGGGGCAAACGTCATGATATAACCATACGAGGTATACCCGTAGAATTATATGTAGAAGATCTAGCCAAACCTGCTGTGAGCAGTGCTTATAGTTTGAAAACAGACCACTGGGTCAAGCAACCCAAGCAGATAGAAAAAACCTGGGATCTCATGGATATTGAACAGGAAACTCTGCAATGGCTTAAAAAAATCCGAGATGCTGTCAGCAGTCAACGGATCAGTAAATTAGACAGAGTACAGGACCAACTCAGAGCTTATAGACAGCAGAGTCTAGATCAAGGCGGTGAATTTTCAGATGGAAATTTAGTATATAAGAATCTTAGAAATTTAGGTGCCCTGGAAATACTAATGACTGCCAAGCTCAAACTAACAGACAACGAATTGAGCCTCAGAGAGGTTGACCCTAGACAGCAAAGATCATAAACTTAGTTTATGAACAAAACACTGAGTATCGCCTGTATCGATACACTAAAATACGACCAAACACTGACTGCTGTAAAAAGCACCCTGGCCTGCACACCGGCCAGCAGAGTCTACTGGCTCAGCGATCGACCCTGTCCAGAAACACTGACTGTACCAGTGGATTGGATACGCATACAGCGATTTAATCCTGAACTACACATTTATAATCACTGGTACAGCCACAGTTGTCTAAGAATCCTGCCCGCAGTGGTTAACACGGATTTCAACATAATCTGTCACTGGGACGGATTTGCTGTCAATGCCGATGCTTGGACCGATGAATTCTACCACTATGATTACATAGGTGCACCTTGGCTATGGTGGCCCCAGAATGAAAACATAGGCAACGGTGGTTTCAGTCTGCGCAGCCGTAGACTCTATGATGCACTGATAGATTGGCACCCTAGCTATCTAGTCAAAGATTGGCCCCAAATAGATCCTAGATTCCTTTATCAAGATCGTTCGGGTCACCAAACATTCTGTGAAGATAATCTCCTAGCAGGCCCTTATAGACAGCATCTAGAACAGCACTATGGCCTACGTTGGCCCTCCACGGAGCTAGCACACAGATTTTCAATAGAAGGCAGTGAGAGTTACTCAAGCCCCTGGTTCAAAAAGAGCCTGGGATTTCACGGCGTAGAAGCCGCAGAACATTATGGATATAAACTAAGATGAGATTACACCTAGACATGGATGGAGTAGTAGCCGACTGGCGGGCCTATGTAGCCCAAGTAATAGGCTATGACCTACCCGATCCCAGAGCACACTATCCCGACCAAGATTGGCAGAAAATAAAGACACACGCTAGAATTTTTCGCGATCTACCCAAAACACCCCTAGCAGACGAATTAGTCTCAGTGGCTAGACAGTTTAGAGATCACTGGGGCTATGAATTGGTATTTCTCACTGCTATACCACATAACAACGATTTTCCTTGGACATTTCATGACAAGTTTACCTGGGCTAAAAAACACTATCCAGACATACCTGTATGGTTCGGCCCTTACAGTCGTGACAAGCAACTACGCAGTAAACCGGGGTATATACTAGTAGATGATCGCAAGGACAACTGTGCGAGTTGGCAGGCTCAAGGTGGCACTGCGGTATTAGTGCGTGAACCTTCAAATCTCACAGAAGCTATCCGTGAATTAAGAGAGCTCAAAGAGCGCGAAGCGCAAAAAATTGCCTAAGAGAAATTTTAAGGATTATTATCTACGTTGATAATGTTTTGAGCAGCGGCAACAGCCTGAGCCTGTTCATCAGTAAGTGACACAGTGATAGGTGCCCAGGGTAATCTCACTGACAGTGTACCGCTGACTTCACTGAGTCTACGATCCACTTCAGCAAGTGTGTCCGCCAATGACTGCTCAGTGAATGAATTAGCTACCCAACCAAGAACATCTGATTCTGTTAACTGATCTCTGGGTATATAACCTTGACTGAGATCGCCTATGGCAATGTCTGACTGTCCTAAGAGCATAGCACGATTAGCGCCGTCATCTGCCCATAGTTCCCACTGTGCTAGAGTGACTACGCCCGTGTAAGTGTCATGAGTTTGACTGTTAATAGCTATAATTTTCCAAGAGTAA